GGCCCGCAGCTCTAGCTCAAGCACTGGAATGTCCAGTAGATATTATCGCTTGAAGACCGAGAAGGTCTTCGATCCACCGAAGTCCGCATAGAACGGATCGGCGGGCAGCAGGGCCTGCGGCATGAACTCGAACGGCATGTTGGCGAAGTTCTCGTTCTGGAACGAGAGCCCCATGCCGCGCGTGATGCGGACCTTCGGGAAGATCAGCGTGACGGGCTCGCCGGTCTCGGGCAGCAGGCCGACCAGCTTGGCACCGAACAGGGGGCGCTTCAGCTGCGAGCCGACCTTGATGTTGCGCACGCGGTAGACGACCGTGGTGGCCACGGCGAAGACGGCGTCCGTGGGCATCGCATAGCCCGTGGCCAGGGTGATGGTGTCGACCGCGATGGCACCGACCTTGCCGACGTGGACCAGGTCGCCCTGGTTCGTGTCCTGGATGACGATGAAGTCGCCCACGACGATGTCGTTGGCGGCGATGGCACCGGTCTCCAGGGCGACCGTCAGGCCGCCGGTCGTGATGGCCGAGGCTAGAGCGGCCTGGGTCGTGATCGGATCGTAGTCCTCGCCACCGGCGTCGATACCGGCACCGTAGGCCATGTTCCGCGCGGTGTACTCATAGACCTCGGACGAGATCCGGGCCGGGTTGGCCACGTTCACCGAGGCGACCTCGATGGCCTCGACGCCCTGGGTCAGCGACACGAACTGAGGTTCGGTCGTCACCTGGACGTTCTTGACCAGACCGATGGAGTGCTTCTCCGGGGTCAGTTCCATGACCGACGCGCGCGGACCGATCATGACGGTCGCGGTGGTCAGCAAAAAGTCGGAAGTGCGTGCTTCGCCCGCCATCATCTTCTCCTGTTAGATGACGCGGGGGTCCGCGCCGGGATTGCAGGATCGCTATTTGCGATGGTCAAGCCCTCGTGTATACCCGCCGTATTGAGGGAAAGTGCTTCCTAATGGCCGACCAGCGCAACATCAGCATCGAGATCTCGAAACGTCTACTGGACCAAATCCAGAAGCGCGCCAAGCTGAACGGTCGGAGCCGCAACGCCGAGTTTCGATACCTGCTGCGAATGGGGCTCGATCTCGTCGATGGCGAGGACTTCCAGATGAGGGTCCCGACCGACGACCAGGTCAAGTCCACGGTCCGCATTGGCCACGAAATGGAGATGACCGTCTCGCGCCGCTGCAAGGAATATGAGCGGAAGATGGGGCCGGAGCTGGTGCGCGTCGTGGCTCACGCCATCCAGGTCCGCACCGACCGCGAGATCCAGACTATCTCAGATATGATGTCGCGCCAGGGTCAAGCAGGACGTGACACTCCACCCCCTGAACAGCCCTGACTTCAGCCTTCTGGACCGGCGTGACGGCGCGCGGTAGCGCGGTCACCATCCAGCTCTTCGGCACCGCACTGAGCCCGTCGGGGCTCTCGGTGTAGACCACGATCTTGTTCTCCGGCGCAATCCTGCCGAACATGGCCGAGACCGCCTTGGTCAGGCGGACCAGTCCCTTGTCGCCCCAGGTCGAAGCCAAGACGCCGAAGGTGATCTGGTACTTCTTGTGCTCGTCCTCGGCCAGGCCGATCCCGGCCAGACCGATCACGTCGGCCTCGGGCAGCTCCTGGATATTGGCGTGGTCGTCCCAGTTGATCTGGGTCGCGGTCGGGAAGTGATCCACTCGGAAGTCGTCAACGAACCGCTCCAGCGACAGCTTCACGCTCTCGTAGAGGTTCTCCTCAGTCAGCGCCAATGGACGTCCTCCGCAGGTAGTCGGTCACGCTGCGGTTGACCGCGGCAGGGATGCGGACCAGCATGAAGAACTGGACCACCGGCGTCAGCAGTGCGCGATAGGCGTCGCGTCGATTGAGCAGCTTGGCCAGGGTCTTGGTCCCGCCGAACACCGCCTTCTCCATCGCACCATCACCAGCGTCCGTCCAGCGTCGTGTAGCCAGCATGGGGGCCATCGCGGGCGACAGGCGGGGGAACATCGTCAGCTCGACACGACCCAGCACGATCCGGCCCACGTCGCCCTCCCCGAGGAAGTCGGAGGCGCGCTTGGTCCAGCGGTTGTTGGCCGACATGAAGGACCGGTCGGTCAACTTCCGATCAACCTTCACCTCCATCCCGCCGAGGCGATTGCGGATGATCGTGCTGCCCCGACCCTTTAGGTAGTTGCGCAGGGTGCCCCGGTTGAAGAACATCTTGGAGGAGCGGGCGCGGGCCGCCTTGGCACCTGCTCCCCAGCGCCGGACCTGCCGGTCCTTGCGCATGGTGTAACGGAAGGACAGAGGCTTCCAGTCGACACGGCCAGAGGCGAACAGGTCTGTCCCGCGCGTAAGGTTCGCGCCATTGAGGCCGGGGTCGGTGCCAAACTGCGGATTGTCGATGACATCGACGATGGTGTCCATGACCCGGTTCGCCTCGCGGGTCGCCGAGATCTGGACGCGCTCCTGCAGCCGGTCGAGGAACCGTGGGGTGATGTCCAACGCCTCGGCGATAGCGCCATTGACGATGGTGTTGGCGATCTGGTCTTCCACCTGCTTGAGGTCGGATTGGTTGGCGACCGACCGCTCGACGCCGCCGATCCGAACCTTCATCCCTGCAACTCCAGAATGCGGACGCCCAGCGCATGGTTCACGCGCTTGACCAGCTTGCCGTCGATGTAGTCGCCCAGCTGGACGTCGGCTCCGGTGGCGATCAGGTAGTTTTCCTGGGCGATACGGATCGACAGATCCATGAACTCGCGACGGGTGCGCTCCCACATGACCCAGAGCGTGCCCAGCTCTTCCTTGCCACTGCCGACCTGCTGCTTGGAGACCGGGTGGATCTTGACGGTCTGGCGGGTCCACTCGACCCGGCGGTCGGTGGGGAACAGGTGGTGGGTCCGGTACTCGCCAGTCTCGCTGTGCTCGGCCACGAGGAAGTGGTCGCCGCCGGGCGCCTGGACGACCTGGCCGGCGCGGATGAGCGAGCGGCGGTTGACCCGTAGGTTGGTCTTGGGCAGCGCAAACTCTGCGCCCGGCTCGCCGCCGTCGCTGCGCTGGATGCGGCCCACTGTCTTGGGGCCGCCCACGATCTTGATGGGCTCGTTGAACCGGTCGCCGACGCGCGTGAGGGGGAGCATCTTAGCCTCCCGGGAATGGTTCGAAGTTCGGCGTCGCCAGGACGAAGAGAGTTGGTGCGGTCACGTTGTCGTCCAGGCCACCGACCTCGCGGACGGCCAGGGTGACAAGCGCGGTGGCGTCGGCGGCCAGCTGGTTGAAGTCGATGGCGAACCGCTCGGCCTTTAGGGTGCCGTCCTCGGCACGCTTCAGCAGCCGCTGACGGACGCCGGGCAGGACGCGCAGGACGGCCATGCCCTTGATGGCGTCATTGGCGCGCTGCTCCAGCTTGCTGCCGCTGCTCAGAGCCTCAACCAGTTGGGTCTCGCCGACCATTTCGGCCAGGGAGAAGTAGGCCCCGGTGATGTCGATGTCTGCCTCGGGCAGCTCACCAGCGTCCGTGCCAATGAAGGCCCAGATCTGGGACGTCGTAACCGAGTGGTTGAGCCAGGGGGTGATGCGATATTGGGCACCGGCCACGAAGGGTTGGCCCTCGGCCAGACCCTTGATGGAGATGCTACGCTTCTCGAACTGACGCCCCGGCGCGATCTCATTCGCGGCGGCGGGGACTTCAACCAGAAGGGTGGTGTCGCTGCTGGGCAGCGAGACGTTCGTCATGCCGGACATCAGGGCTCCGGTATGATCCCGCAGGGACCAGGTGACCGAGCCGTCATCCGCCAAAAAGGGCTCGCCGTCCCGCGTGAGCGGGACGGCGATCATCAGATCCTCACCTGCGACGTAGGTGAGCATCTGGGTTTACTTCGCGTCGGGCTTCGGAGCAGGATCAGGCTTTTCCTTGCCGCCGGGGGCATAGTCCTTGGCGTAGGCCGTCTTCAGGTCCTCGCGGGCAGCGGCGACCGCCTCGACGTCGGCCTTCTTGGTCAGGTCGGCACCCTCGGCGGCTTCGTTCCAGAGCTTCTCGAACTCCTTGTCCGAGGCCTCGTCGTTCAGCTGGGCCAGCAGGGTGAGGTTGCCCTCAGTGACGTGGGTCGAGATGAACTTGTTGACGCGCACGACCGACGCGCGGTTGTGACGGGCGTGGAGTTCCTCGCCGGTGCCGACAACCTGAATGTTGTCCTTCGTTTCAACCAGGGCCTTGGCCATGATTATTCTCCGTGGTTTGGGTTCAAGAGCAGGATGGGGCGGCCCTTGCGGACCGCCCCCGACTGTGCCCGGATTACGAGGCCAGGTCCAGGACCGACCGCGTATCACCGAAGATCAGGCGCATGCCCGAGGTTTCGGTGCGGACGTAGGTGACTTCCTGCGTCTCGATGGACTTCTCGCTCTCCGTGATCAGAGAGCCAGCTTCCGTCAGCTCCTCCAGCGTGTCGGCGCGGCTGAAGCCGATCAGCTGTCCAGCAGGCGCATCGGATGCCAGCTTGAAGTTGATGTTGCCGGACAGCAGCGGAACGCCGCCCATCTGGAAGCCCGAGCGAGCCAGCAGCTCGGCATCGGTCGTGGTCGCGTTCGTGGTCGGGATCGCGAACAGGAACAGCCACTGCAGGTACATGTCCCAGTTGCCCAGGACGGTGTCGATGGGCGCACCGGCCTTGGCACGAGCAACCAGCCAGGCGGCCAGGTGCTTGTAGGCGAGCTTGCCGTTCACCGACGTACCCGTGGTGTTCACGTCGTTGTAGGCCGACTGCGAAGTCACGGCGGCTGGGCCGGTGACGCCGTCGCCGTTCAGCAGGACGTGCGTGGCCACAGCGACCTTGGAGCGGTCGATCTGGCGCTGCGTGCGGACGGCATACGGGGTCAGGATGTCGAGCGAAGCGCGACGCTGGAACTCGTAGGTCGTCTTGTAGCCGTTGCCGAACTTGTAGAACTTGACGCGCTTCTCGCTCGAACGGATCGAGTGGATCGGGATGCGGCCACCCTCGGCGACCGCACGGACGGCCTCCTCGTAGTCAGCCTCGGCGTCCTCGACGACCGTGGTGATCATCTCGTTGCCCGAGATGGTCCGGCGTTGAGCGACGAGGCCTTCGGTGGTTTCGAAGTTCGTCTGGCGATACTTCCACTGGACCATGTCGTCCACGACCTCGGGGAAGAGGGCGCGGGTGCCAGGGAACGTCTGGAAGGTGTCAGCGGCGGCCTGCAGCATCACGCCAGCATCCAGGTCGTCACGGGTCGGGAGACCCAGGTACGACAGGGAAGCCTCGTAGCCGTTCAGCAGTTCAGTGCCAGCGGCGTCGGCGTGGTAGCGGTGCATCTGGTCAGCGGCGCTGAGCGATGCGTCGATGGACAGGCGCAGATAGGAGCGCAGGTCCAGGCCATATTCCTTGGCCTGGAGGATCAGCTTCTTCGCCGCTTCTAGGGAAGCGCCGGTGGAGTTGCTGTCCAGAAGACCCGCCAGTACCGTTTCCGGGGCGGCCTTCTTGATTTCGGTGGTGCTCTTCAGCATCGAAGGTCTCCTTGAGAGATGCTAGCGGGTTGGAACTGGGGTGATTAGACGATCAGAGCGCCGATGGCCTTGCCCTGCCACAGACCCCAGCAGTGCGGATGCGACTGCGAGTTCAGCAGAGCGGCCTCGGTGGCCGGGTCGATGGCGCGAACCTCGCCGGCACCAGCGCCGCAGAGCTTCTTGCCGCGACCCACGACCTTGGCACCGGTCAGGCCGGTCTTGATCGGCAGATAGGCGGCGAAGCGCATCTCGACGGTGCCAACCATCTGGCCCTCGTTGATGCGGTCCTCGACGGTGTAGATCACGCCGACGATGGGATCGCCTTCACCAGCGAGCTTCACGGCGTTGTCTTCCGTGTTGTCGTAGGTGACGGCCTTGCCAATGTCGGCGGCGACGATGCCGTTCATCAGAACGGTGAACTGGCTGTCCTTGAAGTCGAACTTCGCCATGCGGACTTGAGTGTGGAAACCGGCCATCTTCAGATGCCTCCTAGAAAGTTGTGCGTGTCGCGGGGATTAGGCGCGTGCGGGGCTGCGGAAGGCGTTGGTACGCCGGGGTGCGATCTTCGAGGTCGAGGCCAGGTCAGCCGAGTTGGCCGCTCCACCAGCCGGGATGATCGCGGCGAACTGCGAGCGATTGGCCTGGATGATGCCCAGCAGCGCCGTGGCGTCCTTATCCTTCAGCTCGGTTTCGATGTCGGCTTCCGACTTGCCGCAGGCCGTCAGGACAGCCTTGGCTTCCGCCGACAGGGCGGTGATCGCGGCTTCGTGGGCGGCGGTCAGCGTGGTGACGGTTTCGGTGGCGGTGGCCAGGTCGGTCTGAGCCGTGTTGCGCTCGGTGATCGCGGTGTCGCGTTCGCCGGTCACGGTGGCCAGGTTGGTGGCCAGGCCGTCGCGTTCGGTCGTGATCATCGCCAGGTTGGCCCGGGCGGTTGCACCATCCGAGACGGCGGTGGTCAGCTGAGTGGTCAGAGCGGAGAGATCCATGGGAGTGTCGTCCTCGACGGTTGCGGTCAAATGAACGGCGAGAGCCCCGCCGGTAGCAGCCGAAGAGGCGGCCAAACGCTGGTTATCCTGGAACGCGCTCTCGGACGGGCCGACAACGCGCGCACCACGAACGGCACCCTGTCCGACGAAGGAGACCTCGAAGAGGCTTTCCAGACCGACGACCTGGACGTGCGTCCCGGCGTCGCCGATCTTGTGCTCCTTGTCGCACGTCAGATCCCACCGGTTGGGGTAGGACTTCTCGTTCGCATAGTCGAACCCGCACTGGCTGCAGAGCAGCTGCTTGTTCACCATGCCGACCGAGACCTGATCGATGGTCCCGCTGTCGAGCTTCTGCACGACTTCGGGGTGTGCCTTGCCGTCTACCGCCAGCAGACCGCGTGCCTCGTCGCCGCTGGCAGCGGCGGCGAACAGGCGACCATACGGGGCGGTCGACGTATCGTGTTGAAACTGGACCGGCACGCTTTCGAGGTTCACCGCAGAGACGATCTCCGTGATGAGCGTCGAGGCGAGACGTGCTCCCTTGAACAAACCACCCGTCTTGCGGAGGGGCTGAGTGTTGGCCAGGATCACTTCGTAGACCGCCAGGTCGTCGAGATTTGCGTCCGCACCGTAGGAGGCGCGGAGCTTCGCGAGGACTTCAGCGGTCTTGCTGATCTGCTTCATGTCGCCAGCTTAAAGGCTAAGTGGTGCCACATGGGCAACAGGCTGTTTCACGACGATGTGCCTAGAAGTGAGTATCTACTGGATAACTCAAACTTGTTAGGTACTTCAGAACCTTGGATTGCTACTAGGGGACAGCTCAACGGAAATAGGAGAAGAGCACATGGCCAAGACGAAGACGAAGAAGGATGCCCCCGCTACGGGCACCGAGGTGACGTTCAAGACCGCCGGTCGGTACCCCATCGAACAGAAGGGCACGGTTCTCGGCATGAACGACAACGGCTTCGTGCGCGTCCAGGTCGGGGACAAGATCGTCAAGACCAGGCCCTCGACCTTGCACGCCGGTTAAGACCGCGCTACATCAGCGTCGGGTCCTTACATCAGGGTGGGACTTGGCTTGGTCGCCGGGAGGGCGCTGTCTTCGGACAGCGCCCTCTTTGCGTTGGTGGATCAGTCCGCCGGAACGGGCGTGAAGTCGACGTAGAACGTGTCGCCCGGCGTGTACTTGCCCAGCAGCTCTGGGTTCGTGATCATGATGTCGAACAGGGCCGACGGGCTGAACCGGGCGAAGGTGTTGTCCTCGTCGGAGCCATCGTCGGGATAGCCCTTGGACCGGGCGACGCCGTGGAAGACCACGCGCTCCTGGGTGACGACACCGTCCTGCTGTGTGATCGGGCTCACACTGCCAACCTTCAACTTCGCGCGCATCGGTCTTCTCCTGGTGGTTAGGCGGCGGCCTTACGACCAGCGCCGGGCTTCTTCGATCCGGGCTTACCGTTGCCCTTGGCGGCGTCGGCTCCCTCGCCCGACTGGCTCGCGCCCATCGGGTCGTCGTTCGGGGTCACGTCCTTGGCGTCCACGCCAGCTGCGGCAGCGGCGGCCATGAAGCCGGTGCCGGACAGCGGCTTGTAGCCGGATGGCGGTAGACGACCGTACATCTCGACGTGATATTCCTCGTCGGTGATGATGCCGTCGGACAGATCGGTGCGCAGGCGGCTGGACTTCAGAGACTTCTGGGCCTCCAGCTCCATGGCCGGGCGCAGCTCGGCGGGCGCGAAGGTGACGTCCACGAAGCCGGGGACGCCGTAGACGTTCAGCAGGAAGGTCAGCGACTGGTCCAGCTGCTGCTTGATCGGCACGTTCAGCTGGTCCGCGTTCATCGCCGCGATCCGCGCCTCGACCGAGGCGACCCCGGCGGTGCCGGAGCCCCGACCGATGACGGTGGCCATGGTCTTCAGGGCGGCCTGGTTCTGCGAGTTCAGGACGTCAATGACGTTGGAGATGTCGAGGCTGGCTCCCGGCGACTTGTCGTTCAAGATCTTCGCTTCGATGCTGTCCATGTGGACGAAGCTCTGGTCCGACCGCAGCTCGGCGAAGTTGCCAGCTACGTCGTTCAGGCGGTCAGCGGCCCACTGGCGCATCAGGTCCGGGTCGGCCTTGACGCTCTCGGGCGCGTTCTCGACCAGGGTCTCCTCCAGCACCTTGATGTCGATGCGCGGGAAGCCCGTGATCTGCATGATCCGGTACAGGTCGTTGATCACCTGCGCGCGGCTCGCGGCGGTGTTGATGACCGAGACGAAGTCGGACGTGGCGTAGATCGAGGTGGGGTCGCGGCGGTGGAAGGCCACGAAGAAGGACGGGATATCGAGGGACTGGCCCTCGCTCTTGCCCTGCTGGCGCTGGCGCGGCTTGTAGACGCCGGGCTGCTTCTCGAACCACTCGATGGTGGACATGTCGACGTGCTGCAGCCGGTCCGGGACCAGCTTCTTGTTGAAGACCAGCTCGTTGCCGATGGCTCCGCGCAGCAGCAGCAGATAGCGCATCTCCTGAACCAGCATGCTCAGGCCGGGCTTGAAAGTGAAGCCCTCCATGTAGGTGGTCGGCGCGGTGAGGGCGCGCAGCAGCTTGGGCAGTTGGCCCGTGGCGTTGACGTCGATGTTCCCGTCGGCATCACGGACCAGGTAGGTCATGCGGGTGTCGGACAGGGTCAGCCAGGAGCCGACCGCCGCCGAGACGTCGGGGTCCTGCTTGAACATCGCCTTCAGCAGCTCTTGGCTGGACTGGTTCAGGCGGTTGTCGCGCAGGGCCTGGAGGTGCTCCCGATACGCGGGGACCGTCAGGATCTGGGCGGCGTTCTGCGGGTTGTAGGTCGGCGTGATCGACGCCGCAGCGCGGGGCTGCTTCTTGACGACGCCGGTCTCGGCGAACAGGGCATCGAGGGAAGGTGCAGCCATCAGATGAGCCTCTCAGGGATCTTGCGCTTTGGGTCGCCGAGTTGAGGCTTGGACGCGGACCTCGGCGACGGGACGCCAATGAGGCCTAGCTGTCTCTTGGGCGGATCGCCCTGCTCTGTCATCTGGATGATGTGGCGGATTTTGGTGGAAGCCTGCAACAGCACCTGGCTGTGCATGAAGTGGTCCTGGCCGGTGGTCTTCTCCCAGGTGGCCAGCTTCTCGGGTAGCTCGATGCGGACCATGTCGCAGAAGTGCTCGACAACCACGGTCTGCAGCGACCCATAGCCGGTCATCTCGAAGCCCTGGCGCTGGACCAGCTTCACGACGTCGTCGATGGCCTTGGTACGGTTGATCTGGATGTAGTCCAGGGCACCGTACTCGTCCTTGACCAACCGGATGTGTTCCGCGCCGCGATATTCGACCGGCAGGATCACGCCGTTGGTCTCGTTACGGATCTCTTCGGCGGTGGTCGTATAGGGGTGTCGGTCCACCGCGCCGGCCACGATGTTGTACTTCTGGCGCAGCTCGTGGATGCGCTGCTTGATCTGGTCCGACGGAACGGTCTCGAAGAGGAAGGGGTTGACCGCCCCCTGTCCGGCGCGGCCCACGGTGAGGTGGCAGGTGCGGCCCATGTCAGACGCCAGCACGCAAGGCACCAGACTGCCGACCTCCGGGACGCCCGGCGACTTCATCAGCCGCTTGACCGCCTCCGGCTCCAGCTTGGAGTTGCCGTCATTATAGGTCTCGCCCAGGACGGTGTTGTGCCAGCCCTTCAGCTGGTCCAGCCGCTTCATCTTGATGAGCTGACGGATGATGTAGGCGGGGTCGAGCTTGTAGCTGGACGTGGGCCGGATGCGGTAGCCGCGGGCGTCGCGCGTGGGGCGCTCGGCCACCCATTCCCGTAGCGCAGGGTCGCGCAGGTCCAGTCGACTGGAGCACCGCTCGCACTTGAAGAAGCTGGCCTCCAGGTCGATCCCGTGGTCGGCGTCCAGGTCCACCAGCTCGCCTTCGCCCCCGTAACCCGGCAGGTTCAGGAACCGCATGTCGAACACGGGCACCTGCCAGTGGCCGCAGCAGGCGCACTTGACCATGTACTCGTGCATGTCCGAGGCCTTGTAGCCCGCGTCGATGCCGAAGCCGGGGAAGGTCGGGGTCGAGAACGACTGGGTGATCCGCCAGGGCGAGTTCTGCAGGCGCGACTGGTAGAGGCCGATCATCGTCATGTCCGACAGGTCCACCTCATCGTGGAACAGGATGTCGGCGGGGGTTGAGGTCGCGTCGCCCTCGGTCATCCCCATGATGTGGGCGAACGAGCCGTTGATCTCGTACAGGTTCATGGCCCGGGTGGGCTTCTCGTCGTCGATGCCGGTCGAGTTGAAGACCGGCTGGCGGATCACGGGTCGGATGCGAGTCTTGGAGTTCTTCTTGAACATCTTCTCGTCGGGGAAGGAGAAGATGCCCGACGTCCCCCGGTTACGGGTCAGGAACGCGAGGAACTTGCGGATCTGCACCTCGGTCATCCCGACCTGAGACGGCTTGATGACGTGCATATCGGGGTGCATGTCGTCGATGATCTGACGCTGGAACTCGAACCCCTCGTAGCCGAAGGGGCGGCCATTGAGCTTGGTGTTCAGGGCCAGCCACTCCGACCAGCTCATGTTGACGCCGTCGGTGGGGTACCGCGTCTTCAGGTCTTCGATGAACTGCTGGAGGAGCGGGTTACGCACGGCGTCGGCGCACCCAGGACACGAGGGCGTCCCAGACCGTGGTGCCGAGGTTGTAGGCCAGGCTCGACGTGACGAACAGACCGATCAGGAAACCCAGGACGACGCCGATCACGGGGGCGAGGACCATGAAGGCGACCAGCGCCACGGCGATCAGGGTGTAGCTGCCGATTTCGGAGAGGTTGGGCATGCTGCGTGACTGCCTGAAAATGACGAGGCGAACAAGTCCTGGATCTTCCATAGAAGAAAACATCCATGGATGTATGATTTCTCGCGCAGAGCAATAGTTGACTACAGTCTGTTATGGAAAGTAGGAGAGACCCATGACCAAACCGCATTACCCGCCTCTGACCGAGGCCACCCTCACCCCATTCCGCGCCATCGAGATCCAGCTCCAGAGCAATCCGGGCTTCCTGGACGACGCCGAATGTCCCTATCCACCCCAGATCAAGGCCATGCTGCGCCGCCTCGCGGGCGACATGAGCGTCGATACGGGCACCGGCGCGGCGCAGAAGCTCGTCGATGCCGGTGAAGACGCCCTCGATCTCGAAATCGCCGAGATCTACCTGACGGTGAAGAAGGACATGTCGACCTACACGGGGTCTGACATGAAGGACAAGATGTCCTTCCTGAAGACCGCCCAGGACCTGCTGACCAAGCTCGTCGACCTCCAGGCCCGCCGCCACAACATCCGCAACGCCGCCAAGATGCAGCGCAGCGTGGTCGAGGCACTGGAGGAGTTCATGACCCCCGCCCAACGCACCCAGTTCATCTCCAAGCTCGAAGGCTTCCTCGATGTTTAGTCAAACCGCCCCAGCGTACTGGGCCGTCGGTCTTCCAGCGATCCCGTTGAAGCCGAAGCAGAAGATGCCCGCTCCAAATGCGTGGCAGGCCTACGGTCTGGCCATGCCGGACGAGAACACCATGGAGACGTGGCTGTCGATGTACCCGGATGGGAACATCGGTCTCCCACTCGGACCCAAGTCCGGCCTGGTTGCACTCGACCTCGACAGCGACGACCCGCGTGTCGCCCGGGTGCTGGACCTGTTGCTGCCGCCGTCGCCCTGGACGCGCGTCGGCAAGAAGGGCTCGGTTCGGGTCTTCAAGTACAACGAGGAGCGCACGACCCGGATCAAGGGTGAGGATGGCGCGGTCATCTGCGAGATCCTGTCTCGCGGGACGCAGATCGTGCTGCCGCCGTCGATCCACCCCGACACGCAGCGCCCCTATACGGCCAACTGCGAGCTGATCGACGTCCTGGACAAGATCCACCCCCTGCCGCGCGACTTCGAAGTCCAGCTGCGCCAGGCCCTGATCGACGCGGGCATCAAGCTGTCGTCGCGCGGGTCGGTGCAGGTGACGAAGTGGGTTCCGGCGGGTGGCCGCGACAGTGCGCTGACCGCCATGGCCGGCCTGCTGGCGCGCGGCATCCTGAAGGGCGAGCGCACGCTGTGCGAAGGCCTGAATGAGGCCGAGGCGTGGGTGGTCGGGTTCACCGAGAATGTCGTCGGCGATCCGATGGACCCCGCCAAGGCGCGCGAGAAGGTGATGGAGTTCGTCCGCCGGGACATCATGGAGCACGGCAAGGTGCTGCCCGAGGGGTGGTCGCTGGGTCTGGGCGACGACGAGATCCTGGAGTGCAAGAAGTACTTCGGCGACGAGGTCGAGGAATGGACGGTCGAGGAGTATCTGACCCACCTGACCGACAAGTTCACCGAGATCCCGCGTGACAAGCAGGCCAGCCGGGCTGCGGTCGTTGACGAGGTGCTGGTCCGCCTGGCCAAGTCGCAGCACATGGGCGACCTGCAGTGCGACATCATCCTGCAGTTCATCTACAACGGCAACAGCCGCCTGCTGACGATGGCCGCCATGCGCAAGCGCATCAAGGAGCTGAAGGGCTCGTCGATGACGGGGGCCGACCACACGGAGGTGGCCAAGGCGCTGATCAAGGAGATCGAGCGGTACGGCGAGCTGCGGTTCGACGGCTCGCACTTCTTCCAGTGGGCCGGGTCGCACTGGCGTCAGATGACCGAGAGCGAACTGCTCAAGGTCCTGGCCGAGGAGTTCGGGGCGCTCCAGGCGGCCCGCAAGCACAACGACCACCGGGGCATCCTCCAGGTCGTGTCGCACCTGGTGCCCCGCGGTCTGAAGACCTGGGACACGACCGGTATCAACTTCGCCAACGGCTATCTGACGCTGGACATGGAGCTGGTCGATCATGACCCGTGCTTCGGCGCTCGCTACGTCCTGCCGTACCGCTATGTTCCGAACGAAGGTGCGCCGCTTCGTCTGCTCGCGCTGCTGGATCAGGCCTGGGGTCAGGACCCCGACTACACCGACAAGGTCCAGGCCTTCCGTGAGGCCCTGGCCTCGACCCTCTTCGCCATGGCACCCCGCTTCTCGCGGGCGATCTGCCTGTTCGGCCCGCCCAAGACCGGCAAGTCGACGGTCAAGGACATCGTCCAGGGCATGATCCCGGACGAGGCCGTGTGTTCGGTGCCGCCGCACGACTGGGCCGACAAGTTCCTGCCGACCCAGATGCACGGCAAGCTGCTGAACTTCTGCGGCGAGCTGTCGGAGAAGGAGCTGATCTCGGGCGACCGGTTCAAGTCCATCGTCGAGGGCGAGGAGCTTAACGGCCAGTTCAAGGGCCGTGACATCTTCAAGTTCCGCCCCCTGTGCGCCCACTGGTTCGCTTCGAACCACCTTCCGCGCACCAGGGACACGTCGGCGGGCTTCAACCGGCGCTGGCTCTTCCTGCACTTCACCAACCAGGTGTCGGACGGGCAGAAGATCATCGGGCTGGCCCAGCTGATCCTGGCCGAGGAGCAGGAGGCCATCGCGGCCTGGGTGGTTCCGGCTATCGAGGACCTGATGAGGCGGCAGGAGTACACCCTGCCCGCGTCGCACGCCCACCTGATCTCCGAGGTTGCATCGCAGAACAACAGCGTGCGCCATTTCTTGATGTCCGGCGGGGTTCAGGTCCACGCACCGACGGGCAACGTGGATTGCTTGCCCCGCACCTCCGAGCAGGAGCTGTATGGTCTGTACTACGCATTTTGCAGGGTTCAGGCCAATGCCTCGCCTGTCGCTTTGAAGCGGTTCAGGCTCATCATGCAGGAGTTGCAGAGCGAGATCGGCTTCCGGTCAGTGATCGAGCCTTCCCCTATGGGGGAGGTCGCGTTCTACGACGGGCTCACGATTGCGAGGCGCGACGGGCCGAAGAAGTAGAGATCGATCTGATGGAATGGGGCTGGCTGTGGGCGATGATCCTGACCAGCACCGAGAGTGAGGAGATGGCATGAACGACTGGATTATCGAGAGGGGGCCACTAGCGGACCCCAAGTACCTGATGGGGCACGGCATGGCGTGGACCTGGACCACGGATGAGGCTGCGGCAACGCGGTTCCCATCCGAATATGAGGCGACGGCTGTCGCGACGGAAACGGGCGTGGATGCTCTGAGGGTGACGGAATGCGAAAGCTGATTGAGAAGATCCGGGCGGCGATCTTGGGGCCGGCGGGGGCGTCGGTGCCGAACAGCGTCATCACGACCTTCGTCGAGGACACCGACCGTCAGGTCCAGGCCAAGTATCTGGAGCTTCGGTGGAAGGACTATTGGATCTGGCTGGGCTGCTCCGACGTGGAGGCCGACCGCGCTGCGCGGGTCTGCATGCGTAGGGCACCCTCGGCGGCGGATCAGATGCGCGCGGCGTCGCGGGCGTTCCAGTACGCCGCGACGTCGATGCAGAAATCGGCGGATCAGTCGCGTCGTGACCTAGAGCGGATGTTCGCCGACGGCGGTCTGGTTCGCGAGCCGCTCCGTGACGGCGAATACATCATCCCGGCGGGCGCTCGGATGGCCGGTTTGGGTGTTGGGGCCGGTCTCGCCGTGCAGGCCGCGGCTGTCGAGGACGCCAAGTGGTGTGACGACCAGCGTTTCCGGCTCGCGGGTCTGACCGGGGTGCCGATGTCGGACATCACCCTGGAACCGGACCAGACCAGCCGGGAGCGTCGTTGGATCGCGCGTCGAGGGTGGGATGGGACGGTTCTGGCCTACTTGGGCCGCTGATCGACCGAAAACTGAACGGAATGAGCCCCGATCCTCCTGGATCGGGGCTTTTTCTATGCCTTTTGTACGTTACTAGTGCTTTTTCTGCGGATTTTTTCCGGGAGTGTTTCTCGGATGGTCGCATCTCTCCCCACGCCACCACTGACCAGAGAGGGTGTACACCTTCGTGCTGCACCCCCTCTGCATGGTAGGATAGGGTATTCTTAGTTATCGGATGAAGAGAAGGAGACGGAAGCAAGGCCATACATGAAGAGGGTTCACGCGCCCCGCGCGCGTGACAGGTGCTGACCCAGTAGGTCGGCGAGTGACCACCCTTATGACTTGCAACTTACTCCCAAACTTTAACGGTTAAACTTCAACCTTCGCCTTGAAAGGGCACACAATGTTCAACGTTCAAACGCATACCGCCTCCGCCGTTCATGCCGCCCGCGACGCGGCTTCCAAAGCCGAAAAGGCGACGGGCAAAGTCGCCTCGACGATGACGGCTCTGTTCGTCGCCTTCATCGTCGCCGACCCGACCCTCTCGCTCAAAGCCGTGTCGACACTTGTCGGCGAAAAGGTCCCTCAATCCAAGGGTGGCGGCGTCGCCGCCGTGCACAAGTCCCGCGCTAACACCTTCTTCAAGGATGACGCGAACCTTGCCAATGCCCGCAAGGCCATCCCCTCGCCGGAAGCCATGACGCCGGAAGAGTTTGACGCCGCCGTGACCGCCTATGCGGCGTCGATCAATCCCCGCAAGTGGATTGAGGAACAAAAGGCCGGCAAGGCGACCACGGCCATTGAGCAAGAGCAGGCCAAGACGGACAATATCCGCGAGGAGGGCGACGACGAGGCGGGCCTGACTGTCCTGAACCCGGACTATAACCCGGTTCTGGATTGCCAGACCACGGCTTCCAAGGCCATCGCCGCGTTGCTGGACAACGCATCGCCGGAAGCGACGCAGGCGCTGGAAACCCTGTTCGCCATGCTGGACAAGGGCCTGACGGCCCGCGCCGCCCCGTCGCAGGAGGCCATCGCCGCCTGATTTAACGGTTAAAGTCCCCTCCCCTGACCCCTTGGTGCGAAAGCACCAAGGGGCTCTTGTCGCACGCCTGTGCGCGTTACGCGCGTGCGACAAGAGCCCCTTCCACTTTAACGGTTAAAAAGGCGAAGCCGATGAGTTCTGAAATCTTGGTCCTGGCCCAAATGTTCGCCCGCTTCGGCGGCGCGGGCCTGGCCCTACTGACCATCATCCTGGGTCTGGTCTGTCTTTTCGAGGCCCGCGACCGGTTCAAGAGTGCAGCCTACCGTTTCCAGCGCGACGCAGCCATCCAGGACGCGGTCGCGGCCATCGCCATCCCCGCCATGGTTCTGTGCCTGTGCGGCATCCTCATTCACTGGAGTTTTTAACATGTTAAAATCCCGCTTCGGCCTCGACGCCGTGAAGACCACCAGCACCGATGACGTCGGTGCCGTGGTCGGTCGCCAGCAAATCCCCGCGTCGCAGGATCTGGGCCTGCCCGGTGCCGGCCAGCAGCTGCTAGGTACGAACGATCTGGTGTTCGACACAGTAGCCCTCGTCTGGTGCAAGCCACCCAAGGTGTTCATAGATGACACCCCGCGTGCCCCGCCCGCGACTTGCCTGCCGCAGCTCGCGGGTGGGGATCGTTACGTGGTCAAGGCACGCGGGGTTCGGTTCTGGACGATCTCCGCTCCCACGGTCGATATGGCCTGGGATGAGGTCCATCGTCTGTGCGAGGCTAGCGATTACGACGTGCGCGACGTGGTGCTGGAGCTGGAGCGCGTCGACGCGGTGCCGGTAGTGCGTCGTCGTCCGGGGCCGATTTTGTCGCGTGAAGAGGTCCGTGCGAGGCTCTTGGGCCGGGGTGCGGCGTAAAGCGCCTGAGAGCGGGGGTTTCCAAACGGAATAAAAAGCCGAAACACTATTCTCTTAAAATTTTTTATCTATAGAAAAGAATATAAGATAGAATAGTAAATGGACGGTCGATCCTGTTATGGAAACCTCCAGCCTGGAAATCCTGTTGTTTCGCCGGGCCGCCCAAGGCGCAGCCTGGTCCCGTTCGCAGAGACTGGCAAGCCCTATTTTATCCACTAGATATTCGTGGTAGTAGCCAACTATGAGCCAGACCAAGGGCGGACGCCCCTCGACCGATCTCCAGACCCGCCTGTCGCAGATGTTAGGCCATTGGCCTGACCTGACCAGCTGGCCCAATAAAGCCACGCCATGCTGGCCCGGGCCACGGCTGATCTGGTCCGGCGAGACGATGATGTCGACCCCCCGCGCGTGCCTATCCCTTATCCTCCAGCAACCGATCCACAGTTCCCACCGCGTCTCGCATCAAGGCACGCGCGGCCCGTTCCTGTTTTGTGAGCCTGTCGAGCCTGACGGTGAAGCCCCCTCGATTTTGGGTGATACCCCTTCGGGATCGCGTGTCGAGGTTCGCGGTCCCGCCACAATCATCTCGAACCCCAGCCTGCCCCGCGGATGGGTGCCCTGTATCAACCCGCACCACTACAAGCTGGAAATCATCCCCAGCGACCCCGACGCGGTCCCGCTCCCGTGGCAGGTGCAGGCTCTGGCCACACCCCCAAGCCGCCAGCAGGACGTGACAGAATGCGCTGACACCATCGCCGCGATGGAGTTGCGCGACAAGACGCCCCAGGAAGTATTCGACGCCGTAGGTGGAGTATACGATCTGGACATCATCAATGAAGCCCTCATCGAGGCCCAGGAACTTTAACATGTTAAACTCTCCCAAAGAAATCTTCGAAAGCCTCGAACCATCGCAACAGTCGAGCCTGACACGAGAACTCAGCCAAGCCGACCAGACTGCTTTTGACGCTTGGATGACCGCCCTCGAAGATCCGGCCACTATCAAAGCCACGGGGGTGATGGTGAAGTTCGACAACCAGACCCCCTGCTTCTGCGCCCAGGGTGCCGGCCTCGCGGTCTTCTACCCCGACACGATCCGCCAGTATTTCGCCCGCCACGGCAACGCCAACGCCCTGCTGCTAGGGCTGAAAGTCGCGGGCATCGAACAGCTGGACATGTATACGACCGAGTTCACGATCAGCGAGAAACGCTCGAACGCCTTCTACTGGACCATCGTCCATCTGAACGACGGCGAGCCCCTCCACCTGAACCTGCCTCTCCCCGCTATCGCCGGCGTCCTGAAGCACGCTCGCGCACTCCCTTACGACCCCGGAGGTGACACATGGCCTAGCTGACAGGCGCATCATAGCCCGGTCTGCGCGCCACGAAACAGGACCGGGCACCCCTCCACCCTCCACCACGAGCGACCCTCCCAATGAAACTCCCACCCCTCCGACCCCAGTCCGCGAAGCAGCTCTTCGCCATGGACCTCGACACGCGGCTCATGTGGGGTCCATCGGTGAACTCGCTCCATGCCCAAATCCTCGCAGCGCGGGACTTGCCACCGCACCCCGCAGCCGCCCCCGCCCGCTATACGAGCCGCCCCATCGTGTCCGTGAACGGTGAGCTGAGAGCTGACTTCATCGACACCCAGGGCGTCGAGCACCACGACAGCTACGTCGGCGATCTGGCCAATCTGGTCCAGTATGTCGATCACATAACCAAGGAACTGCAGCTGACCGACGCGCAGAACCTGGAGCTTCGCCAGTCGGTCGACAACTGGATTTCAACCTCATTCGAGGCGACGCGGACCTACCTCGCGCCCCCCATCCACTAACCAAAAGGCCTCACACCATGGGTATCGAAGTCGTTCTGATCAGCTGCGCCATGGGCTTCGGCTCCGGCGTGGTCATCGCCCCGAACACCGTCATTTCAGCAGCGCACGTCTTCCAAAACGACACCTGCATCATCGACAACAGGTCCGCGACCATCGTCTACCAGGACGCCGACAGCGACGTGGTCATCCTCACCACGGACCCCGACCGGCCCTTCCAGCGCCAGATGACCGTCAGCTGCGCCCCGATCACCACCAACGAGACGTATCGCCTCATAGGCTCCCGGGCCAGATCCACAGTCCGCGCCATCGACACGCGATACGATGTCCGCGTCGCCCCGACCCAAATCACCTACAACCTACGTGGCGCGGACCCATCTCGCACCCCCGAGCCAGGCATGTCCGGCGGCGCGGTCGTCGATGAGCAGGACCGGCTCGTCGGCATCATCAGCGCCACCACGGCTGACGGCAAGGTCGGCATCATCGAGCTGGCCACCACCCCCATGTGTCAACAGGAACCCGCCCAATGAGCGCCGAAACCTACATCCTGGCCCTGTGCCCGAACACCGGCCCCGAACGCTTCGAGGCCTTCACCGGCAACGACGGCCAGCCCCTGAAAATGAGCTACGCCTCGGCCCAGAAGACCGGCCAAGGCGCACTCACCGAGCGGACCCACCGCGCGTTCCAGCTGTGGCAGGTCGGGCCGACGTTCCGCGCCCAGGTCACCATCGTGCAGGACCAGCCTGCCACCACTCCGGTCGCTCGCCTCGAACGTCGAGCCTGATACTTTAACCGTTAAACAAAGACTGGGTCATCTCCGATGAATACTCAAAACATCACCCTCCTGGCCAACCTGATCGAGGCCCTGCCGCCCGAACGGTTCAACATGCGCTTCTGGGCCACCCAAGTCGGCAATGAAGCGGCGATGGTCACTGCCGCGGACCTGATCCACGACTGTGGGACGTGCGCCTGCATCGGCGGTTGGGCGCAGGCTCTCGCCACCCCTCCCGGGGAGCGGGTCGATGTCCGCCTCGGCCTGACCGGCGACCCCACCAACGCTGCAGCCAAATGGTTGGGCATCGATGACGATCAGCATCTGATCGAGCAACTCTTCATGCCTGATCTCGACTGGGCCAGCATCACCCAAGCCCAAGCCGTCGCGACCCTGCGCCGGCTCGCCGAAACCGGAGAAGTCCAATGGCCCTGAACATCGCCAACTTCACCCTGGTCCGCGGCCTGATCGCCGACGCCCCCGACGCCCTCGTCGACATGCGAGAGGTCGGCAACCCCAAGGACTGCGGGAGCCCTCGCTGCATCGCTGGCTGGGCCTGCACCGCGATGCCCGACTACACCCCTGCCGCCCCCAGCCTGGCCCAGGCTCGCGACTTTCTGGGCCTGACCCCGCAGCAGGCCAACTACCTGTTCCTGTCGCACCTCGGCCCGCAAGCCATCGGCAAGATCGACAAACCCACCACCCTGGCGGCCATCGACAGCCTCATCCAAGGCAACGCGCTCCCCACCTGGCCGACCCGCATCGAAAAGGAACTGAACTGGTGACCGCTGCCCCCTTCCACCTGACCGTCGCCAACATCATCGAAGCTGGCCGCAAGGCCTTCGACGAGGAGCGGCTACAGGCCCAGAACGGGGTCGGCGCGTGCACCTACCGCGACCCTTTCACTAAGCTGCCCTGCGTGGTCGGCGCGGCCATCCCCGACGAGGTCTTCGCGATCATCGACAAGCGGGGCCACAACGCCTCGGCCATCAGCACCCTGCTGACCATGGAGGATGATCCGATCCTGACCTGCGACCCTGCCGAGCTGCAGTTGATCTGCAATCTGCAGAACACCCACGACGAGGCCACCGACGCCGCGGGCCAAGTGCGACCCAAGATCCTGGAGGAACTGCGCCAGGTCCTCCACGGCGAGCTGGACCCCGCCGAGATCTTCAAAGACTGACCCTCCACCCTCCACTTTAACCGTTAAAAACAAGGACTTACGACCATGCTGACCAACGCCCAACGCGCCGATCTGGTGAACCAGTTCCGCTCCCCCGACCGAGCCCGCCACCGCCTCGCGGCTGTCGCCGTGCAAAACGGTGCCAGCACCGTGGCTCAGGTCGAGGCGGACATTGAAGCCCGGTCGTAACCGCCGCCGAGCCTGGAAACGCCACAACGCCGACGCCGCAAGGCAGGCAAGGAGAGAAACCGAGATGCGTGACTACGAAATGCAACAGGCCGCCCGCCGCCAGCAGGAAGAGAACCGCGAACAGATGTTCGACGCGATCCTCACTGGCGTGTCAGCTTTGCTGACCGGCAAGGCCACCATCATCATCGACGAAGAGCCCGAAGGCCGTCGTCTCGTCAGGATCGTTCCCGATGCTGAATAAAGCGAACATCGCTCATGTCCGGGATCTGATCCTGGATGCGCCCCAGCACTTCAACATGTCGTACCTGGTCTACAATCCCAGAGGCCGCTACGACGCCACGCTCGAAAACCTGCACACCTGCAACACCACGGCCTGCATCGCTGGCTGGGCGGCCTATGCCGCCGGCTATCGGGGCAATGACAGCGAGGAGATCGAGGTCATTGCCGCGGATTATCTGGGGCTGAACCACGAACCCACCCCGGTGGTGATCGGCGGCCAGGCTGGCCAGCTGTTCTACCCGCCCGTGTTCGACGCCGCGCCAATCGGCGACCGCGACAGCAGCGGCTACTACCAAGCCACCCCGGAACAGGCCGCCGTGGTCCTGAACCACCTGATCGAAACTGGAGAAGTGAAGTGGGACGTCATCAAGCCATCCTTGTCCTCCTCGCAGGACTGACCGCCTGCACCGCACCCCCGACCCAGCAGCAGGTCAACGACCACGAGACGCGCAAGCGTCTTGAGGTCCTGCGGGTGTGCAGCGCCAGCCAGACCATCTGGCTCGATCCGCTGACCGGGGACCGCTACATGCGGACCATCCACGGCAGCTATCCCATCGTCGAGAAGGCGTCCGCGACCACGCCACTGGAGGAGCTGTGCCCAAGCCCAAGCCAGCGCCGCTGAACCCCTTCCAGCGCCTGGTCGCGGACAACTACGGTGGGGGCGACTATGCCCACGTCCAGACCCTCGACGAGTGCCGCACCCAGGGCGACACGCTGTTCATCTTCCTGATGATCGAGCTGGACGCCAAGGAAGGCACCGATACCCGCGACGAGGCGCTTCGCCGCGTCACCAACGCGCGTCTCCAGCTGCAAGAGCTGGAACGCCTCATTTACAGGATGCCCGCATGACCCGAGCCGACCGACGCCGCGAGCAGAAGGCGATGGCCAAGAACGCCGCCCAACTGCCACGGATGGACACCTCGAAAGTCCACACCGACCCCGAGATGATCATGGCCTGCGCCCTGGTCGACGCCCAAGGGAACCTGCACCATGGGTTCAAGTCGCACTCTGACCTGCGCGTCAACCTGGGCCGGGACCAACCCTACACGGCTGACGTCACCGACACCTACGGCTTCTGGACCTCGAACAACCGGTTCGTGACCCGCGAGCAGGCCAAGGAGATCGGCGTCGCCAGCGGCCAGCTGACCAAGCAGTGGCTCACTGTCGGACGCGACCTGCTGTCCTCGGACATCTGGTGAGCCATGGCCGCCCTGACCAAGGTCGAGCACTGGCTGCTGTGCCGCCTGCTGAAGAAGATGATCAGCGGCGGCAACGGCCAGCAGATGAGCCTCTTCGGCACGCTCTACGCGCTGGATGAGCAGGTTCACTACGAGGACAACGAGGCGACCCGCCTGCACTGGTACCAGAAGTGGTTCGAGCTGGGCTTCTCCCCAACCCACAAGATGGGCCAGCGCACCCCGCGCCTCGGCAGCAAGGTCAGCCACTGGCGCAAAGGCCGCGGCTGGCTCAAGGGCGAAGTCCTCGGCATCGTCGTCAGCTACGATGGCGACCGCCGCACCACCATCAAATCATCAACCCAGATCGACGTTGTCGACTGACTTTAACGGTTAAAATACCATGTCATTCAAAGACTTCTCCGACCTCGTTCACAAGCGGTACGAGGCGATGCGCCAACACGAGCTGTTCGTCGTCGACACCGAGGACCTGTTCGCCACCTACCTGTCGGCCTTCCCCGAGGGCACCAACCCTCTGTTCCGTGAGCGCACCGAGCACGACTGCTCCTGCTGCAAGCAGTTCATCCGCAACATCGGCAACGTGGTCGCCATCATCGACGGCCAAGTCCAGACCGTCTGGGACGTCACGCCGCCCTTCCCCTACGATCAGGTCACCAAGATCCTGGCCGACCGCGTCCGCCAAGCGCCGATCAAGTCGGTCTGGCGCACCAAGGAGCGCAAGTACGGCAACGCCACCTCCAACGAGCTGCTGCCCGACAACACCGTCAGGACCTGGGATCACTTCTCGGGGTCGGTGGCTGACAAGCACTTCTCGACCAGCCCGGACGAGGTGCGGGGCAAGATCAACACGACCGCTCAGGTCCTGAAGCGTGGCCTGATCGAGATCAGTCTCGATGCCCTCGACACCGTGATCGACCTGGCCGAGGCCAACAACCTGTACAAGGGCGAGGAGTTTCTGCCCGCGATCAAGGCCTTCCGCAGTCTGAAGGCCAGCTGGGACGGCACCGACCTGCTGATCTGGTCGAACCTGGACGACAAGTCGGCCCGGTTCCGCAACACGGCCATCGGCCAGCTGCTGCTGGAGCTGTCCGAAGGGACCGAGCTGGAAATCGCGGTCAAGAAGTACGAGAGGATGGTCGCCCCGGCCAACTACAAGCGCCCCTCGGCCCTCGTCACGCCCCGCATGATCGAGCAGGCTCTGGCCAAGGTCGACGAACTCGGCCTGCGCGGCGCGATCACTCGCCGCCATGCTCGCATCACCGATGTGTCGGTCAACGACGTCCTGTTCGTCGACAACACCGTGGCCAGCAAGATGAAGGACAGCCTGGCTGACCTGCTGATGCCTGCTGCCACCCTGTCCAAGGTCAAGATCGACAACCCGACGCTCATCGCCGCCGCCGACTTCTTCGCCAAGTCGCACAAGTCGATCAGCGCGCTGGTCGAGAACCGGCACCTCGGCAACTTCATGTCGATCACCCAGGGCGACGAGGGCCTGTTCCCGTGGGCCAATGGCTTCAGCTGGTCCTACGACGGCGACGTGACCGACAGCACCCTGCGCCAGCGGGTGGCGATGGCCGGCGGACGGGTGGATGGCGTCCTGCGCTTCTCCCACCTATGGAATGACGTGGGCCGCAATGCCAGCCTGATGGACCTGCACGTCTTCATGCCCGGCGCGACGCCGCATCAGGATGGTCGCCACGACGGCTATCCGGTCGGCCAGCGCGTCGGCTGGAACGCGAGAAACGACCGCATGTCGGGCGGGGTTCAGGACGTCGACTACACCCAGCCTGCGCCGGAGGGCTATGTCCCCGTCGAGAACATCACCTTCCCCGACCTGGCCAAGTTGCGCGACGGCCAGTACGTCTTCAAGATCCACAACTGGCACAACCGCGCCCCGACCACATCCGGCTTCAAGGCCGAGATCGAGGTCGGCGGGCAGGTCTACCAGTACGACCACCCCGAGCCCCTCGCGCACAAGGAGTGGCTTACCCTGGCCGTCGCCACGCTCAAGGACGGGGCGTGGACCATCGACCACAAGCATCCGACCACCACCAGCAGCCAGAAGCGTTGGGGCATCACCACCGAGACGCTGGTGCCGGTCGACACGCTGATGCTCAGCCCGAACCACTGGAACGGGCAGGCCATCGGCAACAAGCACTGGTTCTTCATCCTTCGCGGGGTGCAGAACCCGGACCCGGTCCGTGGGATCTACAACGAGTACCTGCGACCGGACCTGCATGAGCACCGCAAGGTGTTCGAGGTGCTGGGGGCCAAGACCAAGGCTCCCTTCGCCGAAGACCAGCTGTCCGGGCTGGGCTTCTCTTCCACCCAGAGGAACACCCTCACCGTAGTCGCGGATGGTCGCGCCTACGAAATCCAGTTCTAGGAACCACCCATGACTGACAAGAACCTGTTCAAACTCGCTGCCCGTCGCAAGACGCGCTTCAACTCCACCCGCGGCCCGTTGACTGCCGAGCAGCTCTACGATCTGAAGCTGCCCGATCTCGACGCCACCGCCCGTGCCGTCAACGCGGAGCTGAAGTCCATCACGGAGGAGAGCTTCATCCAGACCACGCCGGACCCCCGCCGTGGCCTGCTCCAGGACGCGCTGGACCTGGTGATCGAGGTGATCGCCGACAAGCAGCTGGACGCCGAACGCGCCACCAAGCGCGCCGCCAAGGCCGACCTGAAGCGCACACTGACGGACGCCCTGGCCCGCGCCGAAGCCGAGAAGCTGGCCGGCACCAGCATCGCGGACCTGCAGAAGCAGCTGGCCGCGCTGAAGGACGACGACGACGCCTGATCGACCGCCACCGGACCGGCCCTTCGGGGCCGGTCCACCCTTCCCCTTCCTCAGACTTTAACGGGTAAAATCCATGGCCTGCCGCTACGAACACGTCGCCAAACTGGCGGCCAGCTCCGACCCTGTCCAGCAGGCTGTCGCCGCGATCTGGAACGACGTCACCGACCGCCGTGGCTGGCGTCAGGAGGCCGATCAGTTCGACGACGAGATCTGCATCGACATCATGACGACCTGGGAAGAGCACATCGGGAAGTTCTTCCGATGACCGACAACCACATCAGCAGCACGGCACTGGCCCAGCTGGCCAAGACCATCGAGCTGACGCTGAAGCGCCTCGACGTCATCGCCCGCTACTGCCACGAGCAGCGCAAGATCGTCCGGGACAGCGCGTTCCCGAAGATCACCAGTCGCTGGCTGGACCCCGTCCTCGGCTCGCCCGTCGACTTCGACACCTACGGCGACAGCGTCGAGGTCAAGTACTCGTGGTGGGACTACGACTGTCAGCCCGAGCTGATGATCACCTTCCCCGCCAGCTATCTCGACCTGCCTGACCTCCAATGGATGGCCATCGAGAAGAAGGCCGCCGACGAGGCTGTGGTTCGCAAGGCCGAGCACGACCGCGTCATCGAAGCTGGCGCGGAAGCCGCGCGCAAGGAGGCTTTCGAGAAGAAGCGCGAGAAGGTCATGGCCACCATGGCCGACACCGTGCCCGACTGGGCTCAGCTGCCAACGCTGACCCAGAACTCCATCATCGCCACCGCCATGGGAGCAAGGCCTTGAAGTGCTACAAGGACAGCAGCGGACAGCTGCACCGAACACAGGCCGAGGCCAAAGCCTCCGGCCTGAAGTTCGAGACCGAGATCGTGCCCAACGACCAGCAGGGCATGATCGACTACATGAACGCGCTGCGCGCCCCGACATCGCCGGAGCCCAGCTTCCACCCCGCCAGCGAGGATGAAGCCCAGCGCGGCCTGAACGACGTCTGGCCGGGCGATCCCTATCCCGACCGCCCCTATCAGAACGGCGACCCGACGACGCCCTACATGGGCTCGCGCGACCCCGCCGCCCGCTTCACCTGCACCAACTGTGGAAAGGCGAACCCGCCGTGATGATGGAAACCGCGCTGACCGAAGCCCGCACCAGCAAATCCCGCATGCTCGCTGGCATGATGAACTTCCCGCCTGTCGATGTCGCCGAGGCCTATCGCCAACAGGAGATCCTCGTCTGGGGTCTCGAGCAGATGGAGGGTGAGACCCGGTTCATGATGCCCGCGACCCGCGCCTACCTCGATGAGATGACGGACGTGTTCATCGTGTCCGAGATCAGCGACGAAGTCACCGCCCTGATCGAGCGACTGCGCGGCCCCACCCCATTCCTGGCGGACTTCCGAGCCACCCGCCTGGCCCTGTTCCGGCTCAACCCCAACCGCGCCACCCTGCGGAAAATCTGGATAAGAAACCCATGAAAAGCATCGACGTACAGTTCAACGCCGGCGACGAGTTCGCCACTGGCCGCAACGCGGACCGCTGGTCCTCCCGGAAATACGCCTACTACGTCACCGACGAGCAGGCTCGCCGGATCGAAGCCGACAAGCTGGAGTTCGCCGTCGTGCGTGCTCCGACCGACGCTGGCGGCCTGAAGGTCGTCAAGATCGTCGGCCAGCCCAGCGACACCCCCGAGAAGGCCACGCGCCGGATCGTCGATGTCGTCGACTTCGCCGACTACGAGAAGGCCGAGCGCAACCTGGCCGAGGCCCGTCGCATCCGCAAGGAGATCGACCGCCTCGCCAAGGAAGCCGCCGAACGTGCCCGCATCGAGGCCCTGGCCGCCGGCTCGCCCGAGATCCGTGAGCTGATGGACCGCCTGGAGGCTCTGGGCGTCTGACTACAACCCGGCCCGCTCCATCCCGGAGTGGGCCACTTTAACGGTTAAAATCCAATGATCACCGACGTTATCGCAACCACGGGCATGATCGTCTGGGAGGCCATGATCGACCAGCGCGACAAGAGCCCCGGCCTCGATACCTTGTGGGGCAACCGCGGCTCGTTCGACATGCGCGACTACGCCCTCGACATCGCCAAATGGGTCGAGCTGGTCTACGACGTCATCAACGAGGGCGACTTCAACGATGGTCGCGTGGCCTTCGACTTCGAGTTCGTCCCCGAGCTGGTCGCCACCCTCGACTGGTCCACGCCCGGCATCTTCCCTAAGGCCCGCGTGGCGGCTTACAACTACATCATCAGCCGCCGTCACACCTTGAGCGGCCCGCACCCCAGTCTGGAGCTGCCCGATGACGGCAATCCTGATTGATCCCCGCACGCAGCTGGTGCGGACGGTCGAGCCTCCCGCCCACGTCACGGGTGTGGAGGTCGCCGGGATCGGCCTGCTGGTCTCGGACCCCATGTCCGTCATGACACCCGGCATCCGGCCCTTCTACTTCGAACCGACCGGCCTGATGCTCGGCCCTGTGCTGATCGTCGACCCCGTCGTCCCCATCCACGTTGTGCAGAGGATGACCACATGGCTCGCTGCCCTGATGGTCATCAACCAAGCGACCCTCATCATCCCCAGATCCTCCTGACGGAGGTAGTCGTGCGTACCAACCATCAACTAGGAACCACCCTGATGAACATCACTCTGACCAAGACCGACGCTGGGTTCGACCTGGCTCACCCCCAACTGCCGGCCCCGCTCCAGCTGTCCGCTGAAGACGCCGCCAACTTCGCCAAAGCCCTGGCCTCCGACGAGGTCGCCACCCCGGCGTTCAAGACGGACAAGAACGTCTGGGCCTCGCAGAACCGCCTGCCTGTCGGCCTGTGGGTTCTGGAAGACGGCACCATCCAGATCTGGCTCGCTGGCCAGGCCGAGACCCTGACCATCGATGACTGCCGCGAGCTGGCCGCCATGATCCTGCTGGGCGACGCCGAGTTCAAGGTCGGCGACGAGCTGGAGACCCTCCAGCAGCTGAACCTGTACGACACGGCTGACACGACCTACAGCCCCGTCCCGCCTGCTGCCAATACGGCTGATCGCGGTGCCATCGGCACTGTCGTGTCGGTCGAGTTGCGTGAAGGCAAGCCTTCCTACCGCCTGCAGATCGGCAACCAGTTCACCCTGCCGGTCCAGCCTGCCGGTGTCGCTACTGCCCCGCCGGTCGTGAACTACAAGGTGATCCAGGACGCGCGGGTCTATTCCGAGCGGTCGGTGATCGTCAGCGCCAGGACCCCGTCCGACGCCAAGCGTCAGGCCCAGGCCATCTTCGACGCCATGCCCGTCAAGGCAGGGTGGATCGACCACCACCGCCAGATCGACGGCATCGAGGAGATCGAGGAAGCCTCCGCTGACGCCGACCTGGCTCAGTCCGAAGGCTGGGCGATGAGCCCCACTGGCAAGAACATCCTGGCCGTCGTCGATGGTCCCATCGCCAGCGACCGGGATGCCTTCCAGTTCGTCCTGGCCAAGTCGTTCACCGGCTCGGCCCCGCACGTCCGCGCCGTCAAGGCGACGCTGGGCGTCTGATCTGAAACCGGGGTGGCTTCGGCCACCCCAACCTTCACCGTAAGGAAAGTTCGACCATGGCTGGACCAGTCTATTATCGCGGCGTCGTGCCCCTCAAGGACGGCGTCACCCTCACCACCGTCATCGAGCTGCTCAAGGAGCATGGCTGCGACCGAGCTGGCTTCTGGGAAAACGACACTGACGTCCCGCCGCCCAGAACCGACGACGAGGGCAACTACTACGACTGGGATGACCAGATGGAGCTGACCGTCGTCGATGGGTTCTTCGAGTACCGGATCGACATGCCCGATCAGGTCAAAAGTTTCATCGGTGACTTCAACGACTTCCTCGACGAGGTGGCCACCAAGCTGGCCTCCGGCGGCTGGATCAGCACCGAGGGCGAAGAGCCCGAACAGGCGGAAGTCGCCTACGGCCCCGACGAGATCAGCAAGGCCCAGGCCGTCCTCCAAGCCGCGGCCCACGACCTGGCCCACGCCACCCAAGCCTACGGCACTGCCTACGGCAAGTTCCTTCAGGCGGTGGCGAATGCTGCAGCATAAGCCTGCGCTGCAGTCCCTGTTAGACAAGGACTTCGACGATGATTACCCGCGAGAGAGCCTTCGAGATTGCCTCCCAATGGGGGAGCTATATCTCTGTGGGGGATCTCGGGGCGTGCTTCTACAGCTTCTACCTGAACGACGCGACCCCGACTAACCCCACCCACCAGCAGGCCTGCATCGAGTACACGCTCGACCTGCTGGCCCGCGTCCAGAAGGGCGAGGACCGCGACGACAAGTTCGCCGACCGGTCCGACCTCATCGCCCTGCTGTACTTTTTCGACCAAGCAATCCCGCTAGCCCAAGATGGAGAAGACCCATGGGAACCCTGACCGACAAAATCGTTGCCGCCTTCAAGAAGATCGGCACCACCAACGGCACCGCGCCGAAGCCCGAGAGCGGCGAGCGTGACCTCGCGGCCCACGAGCTGTTGACCGCGCTGAGCCTGGCCACGCTGGCCGAGGCGCGCAAGAAGAAGGCCAAGACCGCCGCCGTGAAGCTGGGCATCATCACCGATGCCGAGCAGCGTCCCAGCCTCGAACAGGTCGAGTTCGCCGAGACCGACAGCTACCGGATCTTCGCCAAGACCGCCAACGGTCGCGAGATGATCGACCCGGACGCCCTGATGAAGCTGCTGATCGACGAGATCGGTGCGGCCAAGGCCGCCAGCATCCTGTCGGCGGCCAAGAAGACGAGCAAGGCCGCGACCAGCTGGATCGTGACCCCGAAGGCCGATGCCTGACATCCTCTTCGGCGACAAGCGCACCGCCGCCTACTGGGGCCGGAACCGTTCCGGCACCCAGATAGGGGTCGGCAGCTACGACACCCCGACCGAGATTGTGCTGATGCCGATCAACAGCAAGGGCGACCGCACCACGGCGGCCCAGATCGAAGTCCCCAAGGCGGACCTTCCCGCCTTCATCAAGCTCATGGAGAGCTACCTGTGAAAATCTACACGATCATGATGCAGGAAAACGAAGAGGATCAGCTGATCTCCTTCGACCTGGACATCGAGCGCGTGACCGAGGCGCTCCGCGTCTGTGGCAAGTGGGACTTCTCCGAGGTCCTGTGGCCGCTGGCGGCCTTCGAGCGCCATCCGTGGACCGAGACCCTGCCCACCGACGGGTTCGCCTCCAAGGAGCTGCGCGACCGCCACACGGACGGCGTGTTCGGTGAGAGCGAGGTGGACACTCACCCCGGCGTCGACCTGAGCAACAGCCTGCTGTCGGTCGTCCATGTCGGTGCCAACAGCACCATCCACATCGAGATGCGTGGCGGCCCCGCCGGCGAGTGGTGGTCCGAGGGGCTGGACTTCGAGGAGATTGACCCATGTCCGAAGTAGATCCGATCCCCTTCTGCATCGACCTGGGGCCGAGCGACCACGTCTTCCACTTCGTCTACAACAGCCTGCTCCTGCCCGAGCCGACCAGCAAGCCCCGTTACGGCTTGACTGTCCGCGCGTCGTGCTTGCCCATCCACCTCCAGCTTCGGTCGGCGGTGAAGATGTCGGATCGTGACCTACCGGTGCTGGGCTATGAGCCACACATCCTCATCGCCAGCGCCAGGAAGCCAACCGTCGACTGGTCCTCACAATGGACCTGGCGGGGGATCGAGGCCCTGCTGCGCGAGGCTGACGTGCGCAACGAAAGCCGCGACACGATCTGGCTTCGCCGTGCCATCAGGGTGGAGGGTCTCTCCACCGAGATCGGGCAGAAGCACCCCTACAATGTCAGGTCCGACATTCCCCTGCCTCGTGGGTTCCAGGCCAAAACCCTGGTGCACAGCGCAACGCGCATCACCATTCTTTAACCGTTAAAAAGCAAGGACATACGACCATGCGTTCCGATGCCTTCAAGAGAGACGTCTCGGTCAGCGACGAGCTGCCGACTGCCGCCTTCACCATCCAGGGCAACGCCAAGATGTTCAGCATCCTGGCCGATAAGCTCTACTCGGACAAACCCCGGGCCGTCATCCGTGAGATCTCGTGCAACGCACTGGACGCCCACGGCATGAACGGCCAGACCCGTCCGATCCTGATCAGCCTGCCCAACCACATCGAGCCGATGCTGACGATCCGCGACTACGGCCCCGGCATGAGCGACGACGACGTGATGCTGATGTACACCTCGTTCGGTGCATCGACCAAGGATCAGGGCGACGACGCCATCGGCGGCTTCGGTCTGGGCTGCAAGTCGCCCTTCGCCTACGCCGACGCCTTCACCGTGGCGTCCGTGCAGGCCGGCATCAAGCGCAGCTACGCCGCCTACCGTGGCGGCGACGGCATCCCTCAGATGTCGCGCATCGATGAGCAGCCCACCGACGAGCCGGACGGCATCCAGGTCCAGGTCCCGATCAAGACCAACGACTGGGGCGTCTTCGAGAGCACTGCCGCTGACCTGCTGCAGCACTTGCCGCTGGGCAGCTACGAGGTCCACGGCATTGACGTGCCGGTGATCGAGTACACCGATCAGAAGTCCAACTACTGGGTCCGCACCGAGGCTCCGGCCAAGCCCTACGTCCTGATGGGTCCGGTCGCCTACCCGCTGGACTGGGGCATCGTGCTCCAGGAGGGCGACGCCAAGCTGCCCGGCACCATCATCATGGTGTTCGGCATCGGTGAGCTGGACCTCCTGCCGAGCCGTGAGGGTCTGTCGTATGACACCCTGACCCTGACCCGGCTGCGCGAGCGGTATCGTCAGATCTGCGACGACTATGCCGAGCAGCAGTTCGAGCTGGTCAAGACCATGAACCCCTTCGAGCAGCTGGAGTTCATCCAGAAGCTGAAGGACAACAACACCTGGTCGATGATCACCAAGAAGTGGCCCGAGATCAAGGCCGACGCCAAGCCCGGCATCGTGATGCGCGACATCGTCCAGCACGCTGGCTTCCCGGGCATCCGCGACGAGATCGCCCTGCCCTACGGTCGCCCGCAGGTCCTGAACGTCGAGCCCAAGTCCTGGAAGAGTGACAAGACCGAGGTCACCTTCAGTCGCTACGTCAAGGACACCTTCCCGGTCGACGCCTTCCGCGACAACCGGTTCTTCGTCTTTGACGACATGAAGGACGTGTCCGACAGCAAGCGCCGGGTCACCTCGCGTGCTCGCCAACTGGCCGAGGATCTGGGCGTCAGAAAGCTGGCGGTCTATCTGTTCGACCATCGTCTCGACCACAAGGGTGCCGATGTGCCCAACTGGCCTTCCATCGAGGCCATGCGTGCCCACTTCGCCGACTGGCGCTACTCTGACCAGAACATCATGTTGTTGTCGGAGCTGCCCCTGCCAGAGCCCAAGACCAAGCTGGCCAGCGGCAAGAAGACCGAGCTGCGCGTCCTGACCCTGTCTCCTGGCACCCAGTATGGCGGCTACCGCTACCACGGGTGCCGTTCGGACTGGAACCAGACCGACGAGCTGGCCACCGCCGGTGTCTACATCCCCCTTACGGGTCACGACATCGACGACACGGTCGGCTTCGACAACAAGGTCATCAACTCTAGCTGGCGTACCGACGGTGGCCAACTGGTGCTGGGTCTGTCCAAGAAGGCCCAGGCCCAGGTCAAGCGCGACGGTAATCAGGCGGACTTCATCCGTCTGGACGTCTGGCTCAAGGCCAAGTTCGATCTGACCATCCGTAACCCGGATGTGCTGGCCGAGCTGGCCCGTCAGGCCGCCGCGGCCCAGGTCGATCAGGACAAGCTCACCAAGACCGTGCGCCGCCTGACCACCCGGCACCCGGACCTGTTCCCGACGATCACGGCCCGCCTCGAAGCCCTCAAGGCTCCCGAGGATGCCAGCGCGCTCCAGCGTGAGATCGATCACGCCCGGGATTATGCCCGTCGTGCCGGGCTCGACATGCCGACACCCAAGAAGCTGCGGGTGTCGGTGGCCAAGGAGGTCGAGAAAGTCTACAATCGATCTCCACTACTACGCCTCGCCGTCGCGATCTGGGAACGGACCGAGACAAACATCTTCAACTACAGCGACGTGGACGTCCCCGCCCTCGCCGCATTCAGAAGGACCAAGCTGAATGACTAACCCTGTGATCTCAATCGTGTCCGCTGACAGCGTGACCGTGTTCGTGGCCGGCAGGCCCTTCACGGTTCCGTCGGACAACCCTCGATACGAGGAGCTGAAGACGGCCATCGCCAATGGTGACTACGACCAGGTCGACGGCATCGTCAACGCCTCGGACCGCCTCACCAAAGCCCTGGGCAACTATGGCGACGTGACCGTCTTCGCCGGTCGCGTCACCTTCCAGGGCCGACGTGTCGACAACTACCTCGTCGACCGCATCCTCCAGATGGTGAACCGTGGCCGCGACCCGGAGCCGTATGCGCTGTTCCTGGACCGCGTCATGCGCAACCCGACCCGCGACGCCATCGACATGCTGTTTCAGTGGGTCGAGCGGGCCGAGCTGCCGATCCTGCCGGACGGTCGCTTCCTGGCCTATCGGTACGTCAACATGCAGTACCTGGACGCCCACACCAGGTCCATGGACAACTCACCGGGTCGGATCGTTCGGATGCCGCGCGACGAGTGCGACCTCAACTACAACAACACCTGCTCGCGTGGCCTGCACTTCTGCAATCACAAGTACCTGAAGAGCATGTCGGACTATCGCTGCCTGATCATGGCCGAGGACCCGTCTGACGTCGTGTCTTTCCCGCAGGACGGCGGCGGCTCCAAGGGCCGCACCGAGAAGCACGAGGTGCTGTTCGAGATCTCGATGCAGGAGGCCCGCGAGGGCGTCTTCTTCGAGGGCGAGGACCAGCTGGTGTTCAGCTACGACCGCGTGGCCCTGTACCAGCGTGAGGGCATCAAGTTTGCCTTGCCCGAGGGTGAGGATTGCGGTCCGGCCCTGGCCGCCTGGGACGCTGGCTGGCGTGTGCTCTGGGCCGACCGTGACGGCGATCAATGGGACCTTGTGAACCCCGCGGGCACCGTCGTGGACACCTATGCTTCTCGCGTCGAGGCTCTGGTGGCCATGCGCGACCTGAGCGGTGACCTGGGTCCGGTTGTCGGTGACGACGCACCGGTCAGCTTCACCGACCGCGTCGAGCGTCTCCGCGCCACGCTCAACATCGACGACAGCGACTGGGACGACAAGACCCTGTCGGATCGTCTCGATGAGATCGAAGCGGAGCTGGGCCTGACCGACAGTGCCCCGCCGCAGATCGATCGACTGCAGCGTGCCGAGACCGCTGCGGGACTTTAACCGTTAAATCAGGGGCTTGGCTGACGCCGAGCCCCTGATCCTTATAGGTCTCCACATGTTCACTGCCGTCATCGTTCTGTCGATCTTGCTCGCCGTCCTGTTGGTGAGCCTGATCGTCGTCTACCTGAAATCCCGTCCGCCCCGCGCTGCAACGCCCGCCGAACAACGGCTCAAGGTCTGGACCGCCGAGCAGCTATCCATGCTGACGCCGGAACAGTCTGAGGCCGTTCAGCTGTTCGCATGGGCCAGCAGGCAGGGCTGGCGCACCGCCGTCGAAAACGTCCAACTGGGGAGCGAATATCCCCTAGCCAAGAAAGCGACCAGCCATGAAGAAAATCACCGTCCAAGTCACGACTGAGGTGCCGTTCCAGAGCGTCGCTGACGTCATCTGTAACGCCATCGAAGGCGGCTCCAACTACTGGTGCCATGACTTCATCCGCGAGGATGGACCCGACCTTCCCAACTTCTACGCCGAGGGCGAGTTCTACGAGAGCGGCAACTACCGCATTCGCGTCCGCTTCGACAACCCCGAGGACGAGGGCGACAAGACCATCTGGATCGGGCCGGAGCAGGTGGAGGCCGGTGTGCAGCTGGTGGCCACCAAACATCCGCTGCATTTCGCCGACCTTATTGAGGGTAGTCACGACGCCGAAACCGGCGACGTGCTGCTCCAGTGCATCGTGCTGAAGGACGTCGTCTATGGGTAGGACCTTCTACACGAAGGAGGAGGCCGCACTGCTGGCCCAGGAACTGGCCCTGAAGGGCCACCTGGTCCAGCAGCTAAGCCCTTACCACTATCGGATAGCCTATGGCCGGGAGGTCTGGGTCGATTGGTGGCCCACCACTAAGACCGCCCGACTGAACGTCGACACCCAATCCCATCCGATTTTCGACATTCGAAACCTGGAGCCGCTGCTCGCCGCGCTGCACTTCACCACCCTGGGGTTCCTGCCCCAGCCCGTAAACCTGGCCCCGTCGCAGGACGACGACAGCCCACCGTGGGACTGACATGAACCAGATCGAGACGTTCATCCGCCTCAAAGTCGCCAGTCTGGAGTTTCGCCGAAAGGAACTCGACGACCAGCTCAAGCTGTTCGGCAAAGCGATCATCGGTACCAAGGTCAAGGTCAAGAGCGGCAAGCACGCTGGCCGTACCGCCGAGATCCACGACGTGGTGATCTGGAACCGCGAGGTCCGCTTCGACCTCAAGCTCTACCGTAAGGATTTTCGAGGCTTCCTCGACGAGACTTACTACTGCATCCCTCTCACCGTGCTGGAGTTCCCCGATGACCCCGACCGGCAGGGCCTACCGATCCAGCCCCGAGTGGCAGGGCCTTCGACCACACCGCCCCGACCCGCAGCCTAGCCTGCTTCACCTGGACTTCGCGGACCTGGAACTCCGCGTCGTCGCTCACATGATGGACAACCTGATGACCGACTTCGACTACCAGACCCTCGCTAGCCGCACCTGCCCGGCTGGCCACCAGCACCGCACCGACCTGGTGCCCGCCGAGCACTTCCGCATCCGCCTCGAAGAAGCCCGTGACGCCACCGTCGCGCTCGACAGCTTCAAGAAGGCCCTGGCCTACGGCAAGCCGACCGTGTTCGGCGACGTCCACCCGCCGCTGGAGGTGACGAACACCAAGATCCTGCTGCTGACGCACATGATCCTGGGCATCGTGACCGAGGCCGGCGAGCTGCTGGAAGCCCTGATCCCCGTCCTGTTCGACGGCGCGACCCTCGACGAGGTCAACATGCAGGAAGAAATGGGCGACGTGGCCTGGTACCGCGCCAACGCCCTGATCGCCCTGGGCCAGACCATCCGCGAGAACGACCAGCAGAACATCGACAAGCTGTTCCGTCGCTTCCCGGACAAGTTCGACGCCGACCTGGCCATCAACCGCGACACGGTTGCGGAGCGCAAGGTCCTGGAGGGGAACTCGGATGATCATGCCGAAGAGCTGGGCGACGTCGAGATCGTCCCCTATGGCCCCGACCACGACCGGCTGCGCTATGCCGACGACGAGGGCGACCTGCGCTTCACCGGGCGGCTCGTGCTCCAGCCCTTCGTGGCCGGTGACGAGTACGACGGCAAGTACAAGGGCCAGACCCTGGCGACTGATGCGACGACCCTCTACCGCATCACCGGCAAGATCACGGACAGTCGGGGCATCGAGCCCAAGCCGCACGTCGATCCCGGCAACGGCATCTCTCGGGTCTAACATGGCGCGGGACCGAAAGGTTCGTGCTGCAGCTGAAGCGGAGGCCCCGAAACACGGGGCCTCCGTCGAGTTCCAGCACGGTAGCAAACACATCCTGATGGTGGTCCGCTACGGTGATCAGCGCCGTCAGACGACGCTCTCGGACACGTCGAACAAGAAGAAACTCCAGCACCAGGAAGACTGGGTGCGGCAGAACATTCGCCGCATGGTCAAGGAAATGAAATGCAATACCTAGAAGCACTCAAAGCCATCGGCGGCCTCGGCAAGCCGTCGAAAATGCCCTGGTGGTCCTGGTCCATATCGGCCACCACCTGCATCACCGGGTCCAAGCTGGCCGCGGTCGAGGGCACCACCTGCTCCGGCTGCTATGCGCTCAAAGGCAACTACCGGTTCTCCAACGTGGTCGAGGCCCAGCAGCGCCGCCTGGCCGCCGTCGATGACCCCGCCTTCGTCGACAACTTCGTCACCGTCCTGAACCACCTGTACACCCACCAGCGGCGCGAGCGTTCCCCGGGTGTCGTCGAGAACCGCTTCCGCTGGTTCGACGCCGGTGACCTGCAGTCGGTCGAGATGCTGCAGAAGATCGTCGAGATCGCCGTCCGCACCCCGCAGCTGTCACACTGGTTGCCGACCCGCGAGCTGCCCGTCGTCCGCGCCTTCCTGGCCAAGGGCGGCACCTTCCCGTCCAACCTGGTGGTCCGCACCTCCAGCCCCAAGCTGGGCGTCGCGCCCAAGTCCCGTCCGTTCGACCTGCCGGTCTCGACCGTCGGTGTCGACAGCGAGGCATTCAGCCATTGCCCGGCCTTGCAGCAGGGCAATAAGTGCGGTTCGTGCGACACCTGCTGGACGACGGCAGATGTAAACTACCACTATCATTGATCGAAAATGTCCAGTAGACAAAATCAACTACTGCACCGGAGTGACCATGCCCCCCAGCCGTGATGACATTCGCGATCTGAACACCAAGATCGTGGAAAGCTATTGGGAGGGCCAGAGTGTCCCCGACCTAGCCAAGACCTATGGCCGTTCGGTCAGCACGATCCACAAACTGGTGAACGCTGACCGGATGGCCAATGGCCCGCGCAAGCGGGTGGCCAAGGCTGATGACCCCCGGATCATGGTCAACAAAAAGGCCCTGTCGAAGCGACATTCCTGGATCGGCATCCAGATCGCCAGATACGCCGCCGAGCATGACCTGACCCCGACCAAGATGGGACTACAGATTAACGTCAGCCGCGTGGTCGTCCGCAACATGGAGGTCGGAGCCCACGACTTTACGCTCGGACAGTTGTATACGCTGTCCAGCGTCCTCGGCGTGGACTTCGACACCCTCATCACACCAGCCCTGCCCAAGGAGAAGACGTGACCCTAGCCGAAGCCACCAAAGAGTACTGGAAGTTCAGCCAGCATCTCGCCGCCCTGAAAACCGAAGAGCAGAAGGAGCAGTTCCTGATGTTCACCGTCGGTCCCACCATCGCCAACAGCCCGTGCCAGATCCGCCGCCAGATGCTGGGTCGGCTGATGAACCGCGAGATCAAGGTCGCCACCGCATGATCGTCAGCCGCTTCGGCCTGCACGTCGCGGGCGGCATACCGTTCCTGCTCCAGAAGTCCGGCGTCCAGAACCTGATCTCGCCCAACCTGCGGGCACCCTTCGAGCCCCAGATCAGGCCACGGAACGCCCGGTGCCAGCACAACATCGACCTTGACCATATAGTTGAGGCCCCTTCGTGGGTCCACGAGCCGCTGGCCAAGGTCTTCTGGCCGGTCCCGCGCCGCGAGGGCTCCACGGCGAAGATGATCGTCGATGTCGATAACACCCTCGGGCCAAGCCTGGAGGCGCTGGCAAGGCTGTCCACGCCCACGGAGGTGCCAGTCCGCCCCGTCTGGTGGCGCAAGGCCCTACAGCTGGCTCCGCTTTACGAGCTGACTAACCTGGGACCACTGGTCTGGACGGCGGGCAACGTGAACCGGACCCGAGAGATCGAGCGGCATATCGAGCTGGCCGCCGCCTCTGGCCGGCGCATCCTGATCGTGTGCGAGAGCCGCGTCCCGATCTTCCAGGGCGTCGAGTGGGTCGAGCCCTTCCACGTCGACACGACGGCACCGTTTGAAGAGATCGGCGCAGGCCTGCTGCGTCGACACATGGAGGCAATCCAGAATGGGCAAGGATGACGACGTCCGCCGCGCCAGCCAGGTTGCGCACCATGGGCCGATCAAGATCCTGACCAAGGATGAGAACGACCTGGAGAGCTTCAACCCCCGAGCTAGGGGTGCGTTGTTCCCCAGCTTTCGCCGCCGCCCCAGCGACGACACGCCTGGCACACCGCTGGCCCGGCCCAACGACGCCCCCGCCCCGGACCGGCCACGCACACCGGATGAGGTGGCGACCCACAACGCCCGCATCAGGGCAGAGGATGAAGCACGATGGGCTACTATGACCGCCGCGCTGAAAGCGAGCGCAAAGAACGCGACACCCCGGCCCAGATCGTCCACATCGCGCGGTCGAAAGGCTTCTTCGACGTCAGCCTGAGATGGCGAGACGACTGGCTCCACGCCCGCTGCAAGGAGCTGAAGCGCCTTGGCTTCCTCGCTGGTGGACACCGGGCGGGGCGAGTAGTACGCTACTACCCCTCCCAGAAATGGTACTGGAAAACGCATGCCTGACGCCCGCATCCCCACCGTCGGCGATCTGATCGAGGAGCTGAAGAGGTTCCCGTTGTACACCCCGGTCCGCATTCACGATGGCAACATGACCCTGCATGGGGTGGACGTGGTCCGCGACGTGTATGGTCGCATCGCCCTGTACCCCAAGGATGAGGTGCTGCGCCGCTGTCGGCGTGCCAGCCCCCGCCGTGGCCGCATCAAGGACTAGCCTATGACCCTACGCCTCAGAGACGATGACCAGGTGCCCCGCCTGGCCTTCTACATGCAGCAGAAGAAGTGCATGGACCTGTCCGACCCCGGCACCGGCAAGACGCCGCCGGTGTGCGTGAACATGGGCCGACGTGTGGCCGACGGCATCAAGACCGCCTGGGTCCAGCCCCTGGCCCTGATCGAGAAGAACATCCAGGAAGTGATACGCTGGACCGGCCTGCCCCGGTCGGCCATCGCCGTGCTGGATGGCTCCGCGGCCAAGATCCAGAAGGAGATGACCAAGGGTGCGCAGATCTTCATGCTCGGCCCGGACCGCCTGAAAACCACCTACCAGGGCATCTGGGAGCAGGGCGTCCGCGCCCTCGACACCGACGAGCATCACATGTGCTTCGGTGGGCCGGAGAGCGCCCGCACCGAGGTGTTCCTGGAGATGGCCAAGTACATGGACGAGATGGTCATGATGACCGGCACCATGATCAATGGCAGGCTGGACACCGGGTACTCGGCCATCGCCGCCATCGAGCCCCGCTACTACCCGTTCGGTTACGAGCTGTCGTTCCTGTCGGAGCACGCCCAGCTGGACGACTATGGCCGCCCGATCTTCTGGTCCGGTCACGAGAAGCTGTCGTCGATCTTCGGCACCCACGGCATCCGCTATACCTTCGAGCAGATCTTCGGCAAGCAGGCCGTGATCCCCGAGGTTCAGTGGGTGTCGATGCACCCGGCCCAGTTGAAGATGTTTGAGCAGCTGCGCAAGGATGCCTTCTTGGAGCTGGAGGACTTCTTCGTGGACGGCAGTCAGCCCGGCCCGGCCATGATCCGTGCCCGTCAGCTGATGGAGCATCCGAACGCCTTCCCCGACCTGCGCGACCTGGACCACAAGCTGGGCCTGCCGCCGGTCGACATCATGCCGAACAAGCTGCCTGGTAAGGTCGAGGCCCTGAAGATCCACTTCGAGGACCACGTCCGCACCGGCAAGCCTCTGATCATGTTCGCTGCCCTGATCCCCCAGCAGCGTCAGATCCTGGAGGTGGCTCGCGAGAGTGGCCTGCGGGCGGCGCTGATGAACGGGTCGATGTCTCGTGCCCAGAAGAACCGGGTCGACGAGGCGTTCCGCGCCGGTGAGCTGGACGCGGTCATCGCCACACCCGGTGTGGCCTCGGTCGGCTTCAACTGGCAGTACTGGGGTCCGAAGCGCATCGAGGTGGACCACGTCATCAACGTCTCCCTCGGTTACATGGACAGCGACTTCATCCAAGGCTACCGCCGGACGGTGAGGGAGAAGCGCCAGACACCCCTGCGCATTACAACACTTGCCTACTACGAAAGCCTGGACCCACGGTTCATGCAGATCCTGGAGACCAAGTCTCTGGACGCCTGGAGGGTCGATCCGACCCGCGAGGTGCTGCGGTTCAACCATTATCAGCAGATGCACGAACAAAGTTCTACTATCTAGTAGACATTCCATTTCGGCGGCTTGAGGCGTCGCCGGAACTAGTGTTCAAGTCCTCTGCGCCGACCAATCCGGCGGCGTACTTTTCAAAAACAGAGACTACAAATGACTGATGCAGCCAATCCCCTCGACGCCATCAACCAGCAAATCGCCAACGCTCGTGCAGCCGCGGCTTCCGGCGGCGCTGCCGCAGCTGGTGCTCCCCCCACTCAGGACCCCACTCCCCCCGCCGTCGGCGGTGCCTATCAGCCGCCGGCCCAACCGGGTGCGGTCGCTGCCGGTCGCCCCGTTACGCTGGGTGAGCTGCTGTCCCAGGGCGGCATGCGCGTCGACGCCTATCTGAAGGTCGACAAGACCGGCTTCCTGATCGGCACCGACACCAAGAACGCCCTGGAAGAAATCACGGTGGAGTTCAAGCTCTCCGACGTGGTCCCCTTCTTCGGTCTTCGTTGGGGTTCCACCCCGGCCAAGTATCTGCGGTCGTTCGACCGTCAGACCGAAAGCCGGACCAAGAAGTCCTGGGCCGCTTGCGTGGCCGAGGCGATGCAGGCCGACAGCCGCTGCCGTGGGGACTACGCTTCGGCGGACATTCCGTTCACGCTGGTGGGTGAAGACGTCATCGCCGAGAAGGGCGAGAACAAGGGCAAGGCCCTGGTCAAGACCGGCCAGACGCTGGGCCTGACGCTCTCGATCACGAACTTCAAGGAGTTCGCTTCGTTCATCAAGCCGTATGACGACCTGCGCGCTGCGGGTCAGATCCCCCACGATCTGACGCTGCGCGGCAAGCTGGTCCACAAGACGGCTGAAGGTGGCGGCAACACCTACGGGAAGGCCGACTTCGTCGACTTCCTGGCGGTCGCCGGTGCCACGGACGAGCGTGACCACGAGCCGGGCTAAGCCCTGTTCAACTGAAGCTCGGAGGGGCGGCGGTTTAGGCCGCCGCCCTTTCTTCGTTTGGAGACCCCATGAAAAAGATCGTCCTCTACGACAGCCTGTCCTACCTGCGCGTGCAGCTGGAGACGACGAAGCTGCGCGACTTCCTGATGGGATGCCTGAACCAGACGGCCAACCCCTACGACCTGCGCATCTGGGTCTGGGACGGCGAGGGCGCGAACAAGGCCAGGCGTGCCCTGTTCCCCGCCTACAAGACCCGCAAGAAGCCGAAGGGCACCGTCATCCGCGACCTGAACTTCGTGCGCGAGCTGATGGCCTTTACCGGCTCGTGGCAGATCCGCGTGCCGGGGTTCGAGGGCGACGACGTGATCGCTGCCCTGACCGAGCACTTCCTGGCCACCACCAACCTGCCCATCGAGATCGTATGCCGGGATGCTGACATTGCTGCGCTGTGCGCGCTGTCGCCCCGCGTGACCTGCACCTACGATCCGAAGATGCCAGCGTCCGACATCCGCCTGTACAAGACCACGGTCGGCGACCCCTCTGACACCCTCCCCGGCCTCAAGGGCTTCGGTAAGGGCGGCTGGGACGAGTGCGACAAGGAAGGCCTGCGCGCCCTCATCACGGACCTGCTGGACAATCGCCGCCCGCTGACGGACGATGAAGTCCCCCGCGCGCTGGCCATCGGCATCCGGCCTGGCTCCTGCAACTGGCTCAAGGAGCAGGAGAACATCGACGAGCTGGCCGTCATGCGTCGGATCATCGACCCTCTGCCGGTCGGTCAGGACGTGATCAACACCCACCTGAAACAGGGCGTGCGCGACGAAGCCACGCTCTACCGCCTTTGCTCGGAGTATATGCTGTGACTGATTACCGCCTCATCCCTGGCTTCGACCGCGACGGGATCTACCAGCGCCACCCTGACGAGGACTTCTTGAAGGTGGCGGGCCAGCCAGACGAGGTCCGCTACCAGACGATCCGCGGCGTCACCATGCCCATCGAGCCGGGCATGTCGTCCCTCCGCATCGAGATCGAGCGCAACAAGGCGAGGAAGCGCATGCGGGGTGATGACCGCAAGCTGGCCAACCTGAACCGGGCCATCGCCGCAGCCAAGAAGGCACAGACCAAGTGATCCGCACCACCCTGATCGACCGTCGCAACTTCCAGACCGAGTTGCCCCGCGTGCTGGCCGCCATCCAGGCCTGCACCACCCTGCTCGGCATCGACTGCGAGACGCAGGACGACGCCCGGCACGACGGCCTCAACGCCTTCATGAAGGTCAACGAGGAGACCCGCCACAAGGCTAAGAACAAGAAGCTGGTGTTCGACATGCGTCGCACCGTGATGACCGGCTTCTCGCTCTACCCCGAGGGCCACGACGTAGCCTGGTACTTCAACCTGGGCCACTCCGACGTCGCCAACCGCCTGACCTGGGCCGACGTCCAGCCGATCCTCGACGCCAAGCCCGAGGGCGTGCTGTGGGTCGCTCACAACGCCACCTACGAGCTGACGGCTTTCGCCTCCTGCTTCGACTACCCTCTGAACAACATCGTCTGCACCATGCAGATGTCGGTGTCGGCCTTCGGTGACGACAACTACGACAAGAACGAGTTCTGGAAGGCCCCGCTGGGCGAGCTGCAGCGCCACGTCCACCCGCTGATGATGGCCGCGCTGGAGACGACGCCCCAGGACCTGGTCCCCGACGACGAGGACGAGCAGGACCGTCGGTTCAGCCGCAAGGTCGACGAAATCATCGGCAAGATCACGTCCAAGACCGCCGACAGCGACGGCTCCTACAACGGCTACGTCTATGACATGGCCTACGGCCACGGCCTGAAGAAGCTGGTGAAGAAGTTCTTCGGCTACGACATGTCGACCTTCGAGGAGACCATGGATGGTAACGCCCACATGGGCATGCTGTCCGGCGACGAGGTGTCGGACTACGGTGCGGAGGACGCCTACTGGGTGATCCCCCTGTTCCATGTGCTGATGCAGGAGCTGGCCCGCAACAGCCCGAACGCGCTGGGGACTTTCTTCGAGCAAGAGAACCCTATGGTCCACGTCTTCTCGGAGATCTGGACCGACGGCATGCGGGTCAACAAGCCCGCCATCGACGAGCGCCGCGCGCTGGAGCGCATCGAGTTCGCCAAGCTGCTGCGTGACCTGAAGCCCGCCATCCGTGCCCTACTGCCCTCTGCCGATGGCCCGGAGCGCGAGCTGGCCAAGCGGCAGGACTGGTACTTCAATCCCGAGAAGCCGGACGCCGCCTGCGGCTACCACAAGTACCGCAAAAAGTGGTCCGATTGGGCCAACATGCCCGACAGCGACGACGACCTGACGCAGTGCATGCAGGTCTCCTCGCCGGTCGGCAACGCCTGGCACCTGGAGGCCCGTGGCTTCGAGCTGAAGGGCAAGGCCAAGCCGGAGCTGTCGATCACCCACTACATGCCGGTGCGGGTCCTGCTGTACGACCTGATGCGCGCCAAGATGATGTTCGACAAGGGCGCGATCCAGTCGGACGGCGAGGCCCGAGGCAAGATCCAGGACTGGATCAAGCAGTCCCAGGTCGACAACGCCGAGGCCAAGCTCAAGGTCATCGAGATCATGACGGCCATGGCCGGCGTCGAGCAGCGCATGAAGCTGTACCTGACGCCTTACACGATGCTGACCGACCCGGAGACGGATCGGATGTACCCGACCGTCAACTGCCTGCTGAACACCCGCCGTCTGGCTGGCTCCACCCCGAACCTGATGCAGCTGGCCAAGCGTGGCGAGAGCACCTACGTCCGGGGCTTCTTCCTGCCGGACTATGACGACCACATCCTGGTCTCGCTCGATTGGTCGGCCTTCGAGCTGGTCATCATCGGCGAGCTGTCCAAGGACGAGGAGTTCCACCGGGCCTTCGGTCAGCTGCCCCACCAGGATATGCACCTGGGTGCGGCGGCGGACATCTTCCGGGCCGAACTTCCATGGATGACGGAGGAGATCTTCAAGACCCTGAAGAACTACCAGAACCCCGACGACTTCATGAAGGAGTACGGCTGCAAGCCCTACGAGCGGGACCGGATGTTCACCAACCTGAAGGGCGAGAGCATGACCGGTGCCAAGGCCGCCAAGTACTGGCGGACCGAGATCGGCAAGGGCGCGAACTTCAACTACTGGTACTCGGGCTTCCTGACCACTGTCGGGCAGCGCATGGGCTGGGGTCTGCAGCGCACCGGGGAGGCGACCGAGTTCTATCGGAACCGCTTCTGGGGTGCGGAGCAGTGGCGCATGGACACCATCCAGCACGCCGAGATCTACGGCTATGTCGAGCTGCCGGACGGCCACCGCCGGTTCCGCTACGAGGCCACGGAAGAGTGGATGCAGGTCTTCAAGGCCAAGTGGCCCGACGTCGTCGAGCTGCGCCCCATCGTCCACGAGATCGCCCGTCGCATCAACAAGCGGGCGAAGAACCAGGCTGTGAACGCCATGGTGCAGGGCACGAACGCCTTCGTCATCAAGCGGTCGATCCTGCGGCTGAAGGCCATCATCAAGGAGATGGGCTGGACGAAGCGGGAGGCTAACTTCAAGATCCCGGTGCACGATGAGAAGGTCTGGTCGGTCCACAAGGACCTGGTCGCCGAGTTCATCACCCTGGCCCGCCAGGTCATGATGTCCCACAACGACATCTTCCCGACCCTCAAGCTGGACGCCACCCCGGCGGTCGGCCTGACGTTCGAACCCTGGAACCCTGACAACCCTCTGGCTGGTCAGATCGGCCAGATCGAGCTGTTCGAAGCACCCAAGCTGGACTTCCTGCCCGAGAGCGTCTGGGGCGGACGTCTGAATGACGACCAGACCCGTCAGGTCGTCGACTTCCTGATGCACCAGAGGCAGGCCGCATGACCACCATCGCTGACCATATCGAGGGCATCAAGGCCGACGCTGCGAAGAGGGGCCAGGACTTCTGCTACGGCATCCTGTGGCGCTGGGACGGAGAGAAGAACGAGCCCGCAGAGATGCGGGTCGAGTTCCTCGAACCGGGCAAGTACCCCAAGGCCTTCCTGGAGACCACCGAGGAGGCCGGGATGCACTGGGACAAGGCGTGGACCATCGTCCGTGTCGTGCCCCAGCCCACCGCCCAGGTCATCAGCCTGAAGCCGGGTGCGTTTCTTGCGACGGGGATGCCAGATGTCGAGTTCTAAGAACACCGGCAAGCCGTCGGAACGGATCTTCGACCAGCACTTCGCCCTGCTCGGCAAGCGAGCCTACGTCCATGCCTTCACTGACGCCTCCGAGGCGACAGGCATGAACCAGGGGCGTGTCGGGAAGGGCGGCTTCGTGAACATCAAGGCCCAGCCCGCAGATCGTCTAGTAGTACTTGACGGCGTGATGTTCTTGGCCGAAGTGAAGTCCTCTACCGCGACCCACGACCGGTTCGATTTCAAGCTCCTGAAGCCGGGGCAGAAGTCAGCCGCCAGCCAGACCGTCTCGGCGGGTGGCGGCTACTGGGTCTACTACCACCACCTGTCGACCGACGAGTGGTTCCGCTTCCCCTACGCGCTGGTCCAGCAGGCCCAGACTGACGGGGCCTCATCTCTCGCGCTCGACTTCCTGCGTCGGGCCAACAGCCAGTGGGTTCCATGACTGCATTCTACGACATCATGTCGGACATCGAGACGACCGGCACCCGACCCGACCGCAACGCCATGCTCTCCCTGGCCGGCGTGGCGTTCAACTACGCCGAGGGCACCGTCTGCCCCGACACCTTCTACGTCACCATGGAGATGCCACCCTGGCGCAGCTGGTGCGAGGACACGCGCGGTTGGTGGCACAAGCAGGACCCGGAGACCTTCCGGCTGGCCACCGAGGACCCTGTCAGCCTGGGCGAGGGCATGTATCGCTACCAGCAGTGGGTGCGCCGCGTGACGGGTGCGCTGGAGCAGCCCCGCCTGTGGGCCAAGCCGATCAGCTTCGAGTGGCCGTTCATCGAGAGCTGCTTCAAGGACGCCGGTGTCGACAACCCGTTCTTCTTCCGGGACTGCATCGATATGCAGAGCTTTATCAGGGGGATGCGGATGGACCCATCAGCTCCCGCCTTTGATAAGCAGGTTCCATTCGTCGGTCGCGAGCACCATGCGCTTGATGATACGTTACACCAGATTGCGGTCGCCCTGACCGCGAAGGCGAAGTTCGCCGTTGAGCCCAAGAAGGAAGACCCCGATGCCTAACTCCAACGCCAAGACCCCCGTGATCGACAAGACCGTCGGTGACCCTGGCCCCGAGCCCAAGGTCGAGACCCCCGCACCGGCCAAGAAGGCCGAGCGCGGCGTGAAGGACGGCGTCATGCTGTTCACCAACCCGCCCCAGCCCCGCAAGAAGAAGGGCGACGTGTTCAACACCTTCCGCGTCGGCAAGAAGTGGGCCGAGCGCGTCGAGATCGGCGACACGGTCAAGCTGGCCAAGACCGAGGATGCTGAATACGAGGTCGTCGAGGCCGAGGTGGTCAGCATCCACAGCGGCACCTGGGATCGCATGAAGGCTCTGGCCGCCGACAACCACGAGTACGGCCAGCATGGCCCCGTCGCCGCCGAGCTGCTTCATGACGACCTGAAGCGCCACTACGGCGGCGACTTCGATGCACGGTCGATCATCACCGTGCTGTATCTGAAGCTGGTTTAACAACCATGGGCCGGTCCGGCGACGGACCGGCCTTTCTACCGACCAAGGGCAGGACCATGACCAAGATCAAGAAACTAGGTGACGTTCACCTCGGCAAACGCTGGAAGAACGGGGTCTCACTGGGCCGTCGCGGGGACCGCGAGGCGATGCAGTGGGCAGAGTTCGAAGCCAACCTGATGGACGTCGAGGGCGTCACGCACCACGTCCAGGTCGGCGACCTGTTCGACGAGGCCATCGTGCCCTACGGTACCATCTGGCGCGCAGCCATGGCCTATCTCGCAGCGGTCGAGGCCAATCCTCATTGCACCTACATCCTGTACCGGGGCAACCACGACGCCAGCCGCGATGCCGAGAAGGTCACGGCCTTCAGGATCTTCACCGCCATCGTGGGTGAGGCCGTCATGATCGCCGCCGACGAGCCGTTCATGCTGGTGATCGGCAGCGAGCAGCACGTCTTCATGCCATGGCACCCCGTCCACACCGCTGGTGAGATGATCGTCCTGCACGACGAGCTGGTCCGTGGTGCCGACGTGATCTATGGCCACTGGGACGTCGATGCACGACAGGCCGAGAGCACCAACTACATCCCCGCGGCCACCCTGGAGGCGCTGGGCGTCAAGCAGGCCGTGACCGGCCACGACCACAACAAGCGCGACATGATCATCGACGGCCTGCCGGTCGAGGTGACAGGCTCCATGCAGCCGCTGGACCACAGCCAGGACGCTGATGAACGCTTCTACGTCACCAGAGATCTGGCCTTCGTCCTTGCCAACCTGGACGCCTTCCAGGACAAGCATCTGCGGGTCCGTCTCCAGCCGGGTGAACGTCTCGATGTACAGGTTGATTGCCTCCAGCTCACTCAGATCAGGGATGGTCAGGAGGAGGAGGCTATGGCGCTGGATGTTGAGTTCGAGGCCTTTGACTTCGACCAGCTCCTGGGTCGCGCCATCGAGCAGGTCGGACTGGCCCCCGCCGTCGACGCCGCCATGCGAGACCGCCTGAAGGAACACCGTCTGCACGAGGACGACCAGAATGTCGGCTGACCCAACAGTCGCCGTCGGGTTTCTAAGCTACTGCGTCAATAGTCTGGAGGACATCAGCAACACCGAACGCAGCCTGCTGCGGGAGATGCTGATGGCCGCCCAGACCAACTCCCTGCGTGCCTGGGGCACGAGCAATCAGCACCGGGCCGACGAGGTCTGGAAGCTGTTCGAAAAGATCAAGGGCCGCCTCAATGCTCCGTAAGCTGAAGTACTCCGTCACCTTCCCCACGACTGGCCGGACCCTGTCCGCTGATCTGTCGTTCGTGGAAGGCTTCACCGCCATCACCGGCCCGAACGAGAGTGGCAAGTCCATGATCTTCGAGATGGCCCGGTACCTGTTGTTCGGGGTCGCCGTGCTGCGCGGCAAGTCCGACGACTACAAGTCACTGGCGGTGAAGGGCGAGTTCGTCATCAAGGGCAATATCATCGAGATCGAGCGCAACACGCGCGGGGCCACGATGAAGCGCAACGACGTGACCGTGGCCACTGGCACCAAGCCGGTCAACGCCAAGGTCATCGAGGAGCTGGGCTTCAACCTGACGGTCTTCGACATCGCCTGCTCGATCAATCAGGGTGAGGTCGGCAAGCTGGGCAGCATGACCCCCACGGCCCGCAAGGCCATGGTCGACAGCGTCCTGGGGCTCAACGCCCTAGACCTGGTGGCCAAGTGGGCGCTCGAGGAGGCCAAGGCCCTGGAACGGCAGGCGGAAGGTATGATGGAGCGGCTGACGCCGCCCGGCGCACCGCCCGAGAAGCCCGACGACTGGGTGCCATCGTCCAAGCTGGTCGGGCAGGTCGAGGAACGCCAGAAGGAGGCCATGGAGCTGGCCTCTGTCGAGGGCTGGCTGGCCGCGCCGCAGCCTGCCAAGCCGGAGAAGCCGACCACCAAGGTCGATCTCCCAGCAGCGAACCTTATCAGCCTCGCCGAGAAGCGCGGCGCTGCCCGCGAGCGGGTCGCCACGCTGCGCGCACAGGTCAACGCCCTGCCGGAGACGGCTCCGTTCACCAACGCGCTGCTGGACCAGGTGCAGGCGGCGTGGACCGCCTTCCACGCCTACGATGCCGAGGCGCGGTGGGCGGCCAGCAATGCACCGCCGGCCATCTCTGTGGTCGATCTGACGATCATGGAAGTACGCTGGTCCGACCGCGATGAATGGGGCCACTACGAGAACCAGCTGGCCGAGGTGGAGCGGCTGCGCACGGCACTGGCCGGGGTCGAGAAGATCGACTGCCCCGAGTGCAAGGCGTCGTTCGCGCTGCACGCGGATCATGCCGCGCGCCTGAAGGAGGAGCTGATCGCCGCCGAGGCGTTGCTGGAACAGCCGTCCATGCCGAAGCCGGACGCGCCGTCTATGTCTTCGGCCCAGATCGACCGCATGCAGAAGGCGTGGGAAGATTTCCAGGCCGAGCGGTGGGACGCCTTCGATGCGATGGCCCCCGTCGCCAAGCCGGATCTGGCCGAGCGTGAGATCGACACCTACCGTCGGATGATCGATCAGGCCGTGCAGCGCGTGGCTCTGGCGTCCGAGCTGGCCGTGGCCGAGAAAAAGTTCGCCGACATGGCGGACTACGAGGCCATGTTGGCCGACCGCCGCCAGTACGAGGCCAACCTGGAGACGTGGCAGAACCAGACCCGTGGCTACGAGGCCTGGCTGACCGACCGCACCGAGAAGATGACCCGCAAGGGCCAGCTGGATGGTGCGGTGGAGCGGTATCAGGCTCTGGCCGTGGAGCTGGAGACCTCGAAGCAATACGAGGCCGCCCGTGATCGCTACGATCAGGTCAAGGATGCCTATGTCGAGGGCGTCCGCGTCGTTGGTGAAATCCAGACCAATGCTGAAGAGCACCGGAAGGTGCGCGAAGTGATGGCGGTCCTCCGTGGCCTGATCAAACAGCATGTCCTGCCGTCGCTCAACACGGTGGCAAGTCAGCTGCTCCGTCAGATGACTGGAGGCCAGCGCAACCTGGTCAACGTCGATGATGAGTTCAACGTCCAGGTCGATAACCAGGACCTCGATACTCTATCCGGCTCGGGCAAGGCTTGCGCTAACCTTTCGTTAAGGATCGCTCTGGGCCAGGTTCTCACTAATCGGGTCATCAGCATCATGCTCGCTGATGAAATCGACGACAGCATGGATGACTTCCGTGCCGAACAAACTTCCAGCGTTCTTCGAATGTTGGAAGAAAGGGTCTCCCAAGTCTTGCTGGTTTCGCATAAGCAGGTGGATGCGCCGCATCACATCCGGCTTGGAGGATTTAGTGAAGATTGACGTTCGAGCCCTGTACGATGAGTGCGGAGGCGATCTGGAAGTAGTAGCGGAGCGCCTCAACCTACCCTACAGTGATTTCGTCGCGCGCTTTGGTGCGGAGATGGCCCCACCAGCCACCCCGCCTGCGCGACGCCGACCACCACCCGAGGACTTGGGCCACGCCCCTGGCAAGCCCAACCCCCAGTACATCATCGCCGTGCGCCACGCCGACAACCCGTTGTGGCCACGGGAGTACCAAGACGCCATCGCGCGGGCGCGTGCCGATTACGAGGCAGGCACCCATGAGATGATGCAAGGCCGGGACCGCGACTGGTTCATCCAGTACTCGATCCCACGACGGAAGCAGACCGAGGGTAGGAAGTTCTTTCACACCTACTCGTAACATCAACTGGAGAAGGGCAAACTCTCCCATGAAGACCACCGAAGAAGGCCGCGCCTGGTTCACAGGCTTGATCGGTCTCCCCGCCGCACTGACCTGGATCGCCTATGGCGCAGGCTGGCTGCTGCAACCCCGCTTCCCCGAGCTGACGCCGGAGGCCTGCGCTTCCAGCGTGGCCGGGTTCTACTACTTCATCGCGCTGTTGATCCTGTTCGGGGGAGGCTTCCGATGACCAAAGACGAGTTGATCGCCGAGAACGCTCGGCTGGAGACCAAGCTGTCCGCGACCGTCGGCATTCTGTCGACCATCGAGGAGGAGCTGGCTGGCACCTACGACACCCTCAACGAGGACACCACTGCCAGCAATGAGAGCCGCGTCCGCATGGCCGCGCTCAGCATCGGCCACGCCTACGGGCTGGCTAAGTATGGAGCCACCCTGTGAGCCGCATCCTCTATCGCCGGGGCAAGCCCGGCCAAGTCCTCGTCTGGTCCATGGAGCAGGAGGGCAACAAGCACCGCACCACCCACGGCATCCTGGGCGGCAATCTGGTCACGTCCGAATGGACCACCTGCGTCGGCAAGCAGAAGCGCACCGATGAAGAGCAGGCGGCCTTCGAGATCGACGCCGGGTACACCTACCAGCTGAAGCGGAAGTACTTCGAGACCATCGCCGAGATCGACACGCCCCGCTTCTTCGCGCCCATGCTGGCCGAGAAGTGGGCCGACACCACGTTCGAGAAGTGCGTGGCGCGGGTCGCCAAGGACCGCGTCAGTGCCAGGTCGCCGCAGGGCACCGGCGTCTTCGTCGAGCCCAAGCTGGATGGCTTCTGCTGCATCGCCCAGGCCACCGGCCTGACGAGCCGCGAGGGTCAGCCTATCGTGGCGGTGCCGCATATCATGTCGGCCCTCTCGCCCTTCTTCCGCGACTTCCCCGACGCCGTTCTGCACGGTGAGCTGTACAACCACGACTACAAGGACGACTTCGAGCAGCTGTCGTCGATCTTGAAGAAGACCAAGAACCTGGGGCCGGAGCAGCTGGAGGCCGCCAAGGTCATGCAGTTCCACGTCTACGACTATCCGTCGCCGGACGTGGCTCCGCTGCCCTACACCGAGCGGCGGGAGATGCTGCAGATGGACCTGGGCCTCTTCACGGGTGATGAGATCGGCCAGAGCGGCACGGTCCGCCTGAACCCCTTCTACCCCGTCAACGACACCAGTGAGGTGGACGTCTACCGCAGCCGCTTCATCGACGATGGCTACGAGGGCGCGATGGTGAAGCTGGACCTGGCCTACCGGGTCGGCAAGCGGTCGTGGTCGAACCTGAAGTGCAAGGTCTTCGACGACAACGAGTTCCCGCTGGTCCGTGTCGAGGCTGGGCTGGGCAACTACAGCCGCTATGCCAAGCGCGCCACCTTCCGCCTGCCCGATGGCCGCACCTTCGGGGCTGGCATCAAGGGCGGCCAGTCGCAGTTCAATATGGACCTGCTGGCGGACAGCTCCGGCCAGTTGTCGGCGACCGTCCAGCACTTCGGCTTCACCGCCGACGGCATCCCCCGCATGGCCACCGTGAAGGCCTGGCTGGGCACTGAAGGGAGGGTCCTCTGATGGCCAACGTGGACATGTGCGAGCACGACTGGCCCGGCTCCGGCTGTCGCCTGTGCTTCCCGCTCCCCGAGGTGAGCCAGCTTGACCAGTTGCAGGCGGCCAACGGCGCCTGGCTGGACAAGGTCAACGCCGTGCTGGGTGTCGATCCCGACGTCCAGATGCGGCTGCGCCGGTTCGCCGAGGAGGCCGCGGAGCTGTGTCAGGCTGGTGGGCTGTCGCTGATCGACTTCCTGAAGCCCACCATCGACGCCTACAGCCGCCCGGTGGGCGAGTACCCACAGGAGGTGGGCGGCGTCATGGTGACGCTGCTCTGCCTCAACGCCATGAAGGGCGTCTCCACGGACGAGGAGGCCCGACGCGAGCTGGCCCGCATCGACACGCCGGAGATGATCCAGAGGATCGCCGACAAGCAGGCCGTGAAGGCGGCGAGGGGGATCTGATGGCCCGCTTCGTCAGACACACGACAAAGGTCGAGGCTACTGCCGTCCTCGAACTGAACGAGGATGAGATCGCTGCCATCGACGCGCTAACCGGCTATGGCGTTGGCAGCTTTCTGGACACCTTCTACACCAAGCTCGGCAAGGCCTACATGGAGCCGCACGAGGCAGGACTTCGGTCCTTCTTCGAGGGCGTCAAGGGCGCATCGGGCATCGTCGCCCAAGCCAGGGCAGCTCGTAAGCTGCTGCTGGACCACGCAAAGGAGAGAACCTGATGTTGATCGGACGCGCAATGGAAGCCATCGCCATCGGCGATATGATCGAGACCGACCCCGCGACGGGTCGGTGTCGCAAGGCTCAGAACGACAACCGCCTGATGGGCCAGTTCGACGAGGTGCCTCTGTACCTGGAGGCCCATATCACCATCGAGCCGGTCTTCGATGAACGCCGCGAACTGGCCACCGAGGTGGCTGGCCGGTTCAACTTCAAGCTGGCCGAGCTGCTGATGAAGAAGCGGGCCGAGGACACCGAGGAGCGGTCGGCCAAGGACACCTTCATGACCGGCCACTCGAAGTCCAAGAACGACCTGTCGCTGCGCGTGCAACACCTGGTCCGTGCTCTTCAGGCCCATGGCTTCAAGGTGTGGCGCTACAAGGTCGAGGACACGCTTGTCGACAGCCGCACCAACGATGAGTGGAACCTGATCGATGGCTGACCAGCCCATGGTCGTGGGGCGTTGTGTCCCCTTGTCGCCGAGCATCGTGCGGGGGAGGGTCGATCTTGGCCTTCCCCGCTACCGTCTGGCCGTAGACGACAGCAGCCACTACTACCTGATCCCTGACGAGCGTCGCCGGGAATGGTGGGAGTGGTGCGAGAGCCAGGACGCCCGCGACGGTATCGTGCCGGACTGGGCCAAGCGCATCGATGGCTGGAGCCATTTCACCTTTACCGATCCCCGAGAGGACTAACTTGACCACCATCACCGCCAAGGTCATCGCCGACAGCGTCGCGGCCAACACCGCGATCCGCCTGACCACCCTGGAGCTGCGCTACCCCCGCTTCATCCATTCCGAGTTCATGACCCACCGGGTCTTCAGCCGTAACGCTGGCTCCAGCCGCGCCATCCCGACCAAGCGTCTGCTGGCCTCCATTGTCGGCGACATGGCCGAGCCCGTCCACTGGGGCAAGAACCAGCCGGGCATGCAGGCACGCGAGGAGCTGTCAGGCTGGCGTCTCACCGCCGCGCGCCTGCTGTGGCGAGTGTCGGGGCGCGCCATGTGTATCGCGGCTGGCTGGATGGCGGCGCTCGGCGGGCACAAGCAGATCGTGAACCGCATGGTCGAGCCCTGGTCGCATATCACCGTGGTGGTGTCGTCCACCGAGTGGGCCAACTTCATGCTGCTGCGCGACCACCCGGACGCCGACCCGACGATCCAGGTGCTGGCCGTGGCCATCAAGCTGGCCATGGAGACGTCGGACCCCCGACTGCTGCACGAGGGCGACTGGCACCTGCCGTATATCCAGGACGCCTACAAGGATCGATCCGGGGTAGAGGCACGTCAGATCTCCGCTGCTCGCTGTGCGCGGACCAGCTACGTCACCCACGACGGGCTGCTGCCCCTACACAAGGACGACCTGGGCCTGTTCCAGAAGCTGGCCGTCGCCTGGCCGCCCCATCTCTCGCCCGTCGAGCACCAGGCCACACCGTCTGGCGACACCGAGTTCCACGCCAACTTCAGGGGCTGGGTCCAGTTCCGTAAGGAGATCGAAGCATGACCAAGATTATCGGGGTCGCCGGGCGCAAGAGGGCGGGCAAGAACACGGCAGCAGACGCGCTGGTCGGCTATGAGCAGCTGGCCTTCGCCACCCCGCTGAAGCTGATGCTGGCCACACTGCTGCGATACCAGGGGGCAGACGACGAGTTGATCGATCGGATGCTGGAAGGGGACCTGAAGGAGGTCCCCACGCCGCTCCTGGCTGGCCAGACGCCGCGCTATGCCCTGCAGCGTCTCGGGACCGAGTGGGGCCGCCAGCAGATGGCTGACAGCTTCTGGGTGGACATCGCTCTGGAGAAGGCCAAGCAGGTCCAGCAGGCGGTCATCACCGACGTCCGCTTCCCCAACGAGGTGCAGGCCATCCAGGACGCCGGTGGGCGGGTCATCCGCATCGAACGACCCGACCGCCCGGTCGGCACCGGGGAGGAGCATTCCTCCGAAGTGCTGATCGACACGCTGGACGTCAACGTGACCATCGTGAACAACGGATCGGTCGACACTCTGCACGCGATGATGACGGGTTTCGTCGGCTAAATCAGAACGTCCAGTAGATACTCGCTTTTGCCCCCTAGCGGTCGTCGACCAACGACCGCTAGGGTCGTCGTCCCATCCTGGAGAGATTACCCATGACCGACCCCTCGGCTGTCGTCCTGTGCCCGGAGCGCGACGCCTTCCTCACCGCATTCGGCAAGAAGACCCTCGACGACCGCTACCTGCTCCCCAGTGAGACCTATCAGGACATGTTCGCGCGCGTCGCCGCTGCGTTCTCCGATGACGAGGCCCATGCCCAGCGCGTCTACGACTACATGTCGAAGCTCTGGTTCATGCCGGCCACACCGGTCCTGTCCAATGGTGGTGCCGACCGTGGCCTGCCCATCTCCTGCTTCCTGAACGCCGTTGGCGACAGCCTCGACGGCATCCAGTCGATCTGGAACGAGAACATCGCGCTGGCCTCCAACGGCGGCGGCATCGGCACCTACTGGGGCGGTGTGCGCTCCATCGGTGAGGAAGTCGGGCGCGCGGGCCAGACGTCCGGCATCATTCCCTTCATCCGCGTCATGGATAGTCTGACCCTGGCCATCGCGCAGGGGTCCTTGCGACGGGGCTCTGCCGCCGTCTACCTCGACATCCACCACCCCGAGGTCGAAGAGTTCCTGGAGATCAGGAAGCCGACCGGGGATGCCAACCGACGTGCGCCTAACCTGCACCATGGTCTGAACATCACCGACGCCTTCATGGTCGCGGTCCGTGATGGCACCAGCTTCGCCCTGACGTCGCCCAAGAGCGGCATGGTCATGAAGACCGTGGATGCCCGCGCGCTGTGGCAGAAGATCCTCGACACGCGCCTCCAGACCGGCGAGCCCTATCTGGTCTTCGTGGACCGGGCGAACGAGGCCATGCCGGAGTTCCAGCGCAAGGTTGGCCTGAAGGTCCAGCAGTCGAACCTATGCACCGAGATCCTGCTGCACAGCGGCAAGGACCACCTGGGCACGGACCGGACAGCCGTGTGCTGCCTGTCGTCGGTCAACGCCGAGACCTTCCTGGAGTGGCAGGACGACCCCTACTTCATCGAAGACATCATGCGGTTCCTGGACAACGTCCTGGAGGACTTCATCACCCGCGCCCCGCCAGCCATGGCTGCAGCGGTCTACTCGGCCAAGCGTGAACGCTCGGTCGGCCTGGGCCTGATGGGCTTCCACTCGTTCTTGCAGAAGCAGGGACTGGCCTTCGAGGGACCGATGGCCAAGTCGTGGAACATGCGGATGTTCCGTATGCTACGGCGCGAAGCTGACGCGGCCAGCCAGAAGCTGGCGGTCGAGCGCGGCCCCTGCCTGGATGCGGCTGATGACCAGGTGATGGAACGGTTCAGCCATAAACTGGCCGTCGCCCCGACGGCGTCGATCTCGATCATCGCCGGTGGGACCTCGGCGGGTATCGAACCTATCCCTTCGAACATCTACGTTCATAAGACCCTCTCCGGCTCGTTCGTGGTCAAGAACCCGTACTTGGACGCGCTCCTGAAGTCGGTCTGGAAGACCCAGATTGCCCCCACTGGCTTCGGTGCCCATCGCAAGGGCTGGCTCCAGGAGCAGTGGGATAGCATCCTGGAAGCCGACGGATCGGTTCAGCATCTCGACTACCTGAACGAAGATCAGAAGAAGGTGTTCCGAACCAGCTTCGAGCTGGACCAGCGGTGGGTCGTCGAACACATGATCGACCGGACGCCCTACATCTGCCAGGGCCAGTCGGTGAACATCTTCCTGCCAGGCACCGTGGACAAGTGGGACCTGCACATGCTGCACTTCACCGCATGGGAGCGCGGTGCCAAGTCGCTCTACTACCTGCGCTCCCGCTCGACGAAGCGCGCCGCCCACGCCGGGTCTGATGCCACCCCGGTCCCAACCATGGCCACCCCTGATCAGCAACCCCAGTACGACGAGTGCCTCGCATGTCAGTAGACGTCACACCCAACTACGATCTCGTCCCCGAGGGCACCGTGCGCGATACGGTGGTGATGCCGCACATCGCTGGCGAAAGCTCGCCGACCATGACCGCCGTGAAGCAGGAGGCCCTGCTGGCCATCCACGAGCTGATCCCGGTCAGCCTGCGTCGCCCCGGTCCCTTCAAGCCCATGCGCTACCCCTGGGCCTACGACCTGTGGAAGGTGCATGAGGAAGTCCACTGGCTCCCCAAGGAGGTGCCGCTGGGCGAGGACGTCAAGGACTGGGAGCGCAACCTGACGCCGGGTGAGAAAAACCTGCTAACGCAGATCTTCCGCCTGTTCGTGAAGTCCGACGAGGAGGTCAGCAACAACTACATGACCCGCCTCGGTGGCCTGTTCAAGCCAACCGAGATCTGCATGATGCTGTCCGGCTTCGCCGGTCGGGAGCCGGTCCACATCGACGCTTACTCGCTGGTCCTGGAGACCGTCGGCATGCCCGACAGCGAGTACGCGGCCTTCGCTGAATACGAGGCCATGAAGGCCAAGGTCGATCACTGGGACACCTTCACGGTCGACACCGACGCCAACATCCTGCGCACCCTGGCCATGTTCGGCGGGTTCGCTGAAGGTCTGCAGCTGTTCGCCAGCTTCGCCATGCTGATGAACTTCCCGCGCTTCAACAAGATGAAGGGCATGGGCCAGATCGTCTCGTGGTCGGTGCGTGACGAGAGCATCCACTGCGAGGGGATCATCCGCCTGTTCCACGAGTTCGCCAACGAGACGGGCGCTCTGACCCCGCTGGTGAAGGCTGACATCCTGAAGACCTGCCTGAAGGTGATCGAGCAGGAAGACGCCTTCATCGACCTGGCCTTCGAACTGGGTGCCGTGGAGGGTATGACCGCCGACGACATCAAGCAGTACATCCGCTTCATCGCTGGCTGGCGCATGCGCCAGCTGGGGCTGGACGACCCGTTCGGTATCACCGAGCACCCGCTGCTGTGGCTCCAGGCGCTGCTCTCCGGCCAGGAGCACGCGAACTTCTTCGAGGCTCGGGCCACCGAGTATTCCAAGGGCGCATCGGGCGGCACCTACGGTGCTGTCTGGGATCGGTTTGACGCTCAGCGTCGGGTGGAGTAGTAGACACCCACCCCGGGCGGGATGTCGACGACGGGAAGGCCCCGGAGCTTAGGCTCTGGGGTCTTTTTCGATGCCGCGCAAGCCATCGTCGGCCTGCGGGATGGCCCGAAGGATCTCGTCCAGCTTCGTCTGGAGCGCCTTGCCGTCGCGGTTCTGAGTGTGCTGCAGCAGGAACAACATCAGGTAGGTGAAGACTGTGGTGCCGGTGTTCACCACCAGCTGCCAGGTGTCGCTGAACTGGAAGAGCGGACCGCTCACCGCCCACAGCAGGATGATGGCGACGTTGATGACGAACGTGATCGGCTTGCCGATCATCTCGGCGGTCAGGCAGGCGGCCTGCGTGAAGAGCTTGTTCATCAGAAGTACGTCACCACAATCACGACGCCACCTGCGCCCGCTCCACCAGCACCAGAGTTTCCAAGGCTATCGGTAGCAGCACCACCGCCGCCGCCACCACCGCCAGGCCACTGACCAGCGCCGCCGGTCCCGCCGTTAACAGTCGCCCCTGAACCGCCACCGCCGCCACCCTGGCCACCGATGGGCATGCCAGGGGTGCGGGTGGCGATAGAGCCGCCATTTGTTCCGGTGCCCCCCGCGCCGCCTGCAGCGGAGTTTCCGCCGGTCTGAATGAGTGGGACAAGAGCGCCGCCGCCAGCGAATGAGGCGTTCGCTGTTGAGAGACAGCCTCCCCCAGCCCCTCCGCTCGCAGCTTGCGTCCCCGGATGAGAGACGTTGGCGGCGTTCGCCGTAATGCTGGACGCGCCACCATTGCTGCCGTTAAAGATGTGGCCTGTCGATGCGTTCGCCGCCCCTGCTGCCGAACCGGAACCCGCGTTGCCCGCCGACGATGAGTTGGTGGAGATGTTGGCGAAGCGACTGAGCCCGCCCGACCCACCATTCGACCCCGAGGCATTGTTGTTCGTCTGCGAGGCACCGCCCGCGCCACCGGCACCCACGGTGACGTTCTCGGTGGCACCGAGCGCGTCAGCCGACAGAGTGACAACTTGGCAAGCACCACCAGCACCGCCGCCGCCACCGGAACGTGCCGTCCCTGCAGGACCCTTGCGGCCCGAACCGCCGCCGCCGCCGCCAGCGATAAGGGTGACTTCGACCCACTTGGCCCCAGCTGGCTTCGTCCAGGTCTGCCCCGAACCAGGGGTGTCGAAAATGTCTACCTGACAGGCAGATCCACCGCCGCCTCCACCGCCAGACGGGGCGGCCCAGCCATGGCCGCTGCCGTTGTGGGTGTAGACCTGGCCCACGCTACCGCCATTGGCCAGCAGGCGAGGCGCGATAGTATTGAACTTATCGCGGATCGCTCCGACCACATCGGTGAGGCGGCTGGCCAGGCTCATGGATTACGCCAGGCCGGTCTGGAAGATGTTGACCAGGTTGGTCTCGGGATCGCCCGACTGGACGAGCGACAGCGACCCGGCATTCTCGTTGACCTGCACCTTCTGGGGCGTGGTCAGCGTCTGAGGAGCATCGAAGCGCAGACGGTTGGCCACCAGGGCGGTGATGTCGCCCGCGCTGCTGTCGATGAAGGCCTTCAGCTCAGCCAGGGTGTCGCCGTCGAGGCCGACCCCGCCCAGGATCTCGCTCTTGATGGAAGTACTCAGATCGGTCAGCGACTGCAGGATCTTGTTGATCGAGTAGGTCTGGGTCGTCGAGTTGCTGGACGCATCGTTGATGGTGGCCCCGCCAGAGGCGGCGAGGGAGTTGGCCTGGGTCTTCACCTCGTTGATGGCCGCGACCAGGTTGGACTTGGCCGTGGTGATGAGGGCGCTGTTGTCGGCGGCGTTGCCGTTCAGCAGCGTGCGCAGGCTCTTACACTCGGTTGCAACCCGAGTGGCGAGGTCCGACAGACGGGTCGCAAATGACATGGAAGTAGCTCCTTACAGCAGTTGGTTTTCGAAGATGAGAGTGATGTCACCGGGGTCGGCAGCGCCGTCGCCGGGCGGCCCCCGGAGACCTTGTTGACCGTCTCGGCCCTGTGCCCCGATCACCACGTTGATGGCCGGTGGGGTGCCTAGAGGCGTTGAAGGGGCGGGTGCAGTTGGGCCGACCCAAGCCAGGCCCAGCTTCGGCAGCTCGACCCACTGGAGCACCAACATCAGATGCGCTCCTCGATCAGGATGTCCATGAGGGGGCTGTAGTCCACGACGCCGCTGGGCAGCGTGATCTTCGCCTGGGCGACATAGTCGCCGAGCGGGAGGCCGTTGGTCTGTGCGGCGGGGATTTCGAGGTGCCACCCCGGCTTGCCGGTGTTGGCGACGTTGGCCACAGGGGTGGCGTTGAGCGTCGCGGCGACGGGGGTGCTGGCGGGTGGGGCTACCTTGGCGACCCGCGCCTTCTTCATCGTCGCTACGATGGTCGCACCCGTGATGTCGCCGACCGTCGCCGCCATGGCAGTCGTCAGGGTCTCACCGCGGAAAATCTTGATCGGCATGCTTCTGGTCCATTTGCAAAACCCCCCGCCCGGGGGCACGGACGGGGGGTTCCACGGAAGTGACCGGAGAAGGGCGAACGCCAGTCAGGCTGGAATATCGTTTCCCCGGAGTAGGCCTACAAGGTGAATGTTATCCAGTAGATAAAATCCGCCGAGGCCCGTAGGTCGATGAGCTAGTTCAGGGGCTCTAGCTACTCCTGTATGGGGGTTCGCGCAGACGGTTGGGCGGGCCGACGGAAGTTGCGCGCATCGGGGCATTCTCCTGTTACCTGATCAATGGCCGACAGGGTCAGACACACCCTGCGGAGCTGCCGTCGGCAATCGCGTCCGGCACCGGTACGCTCCGTTTCATTGACCGCAGCGACAGGATCAGAGACCCCCGCCGCTACGGGAAGGGGTTCGGCGTCGCACTCGAACAGCTCGCTAGGGAGCTTCGTCGGCCCCACTGGGTCCGGGATAGACACCCTCCGCTGCAGCATCGGCCCACAGCTGGCTACGGCGAAGCTCGAAAGCAGGACTAGCAGCACACGCATACGTCTTCTCCACGTTGCTCAGAGCCGCGATCTGGTCCGAGAGCGCCCGTCGAGCAGCCCGGTCCTCGGTGCTGCCTTGAGCCATGACCGTGACCGTCCGGTCCCGGTATTCGATTTGAGTGATCGCCAGCTGGCCCTTCACCGCGTCGAATGCGGTGACGATCTCCTGCGGGCAGTTCTTCAGGGTCAGGTCATTGATGCTTGCTGCGCATGCAGCCCGCCGCTCAGTGGCCTGGAAGTCCCTGACCTTGTAACCGGCAGCGGACCCTGCTGCGGCAAGCAGCAGGGACGCCCCCAGGATCATCCACGGATTGGCCATCAGATGGCACCCTTCTCCTTCATGCGACGGTAGAAGGTGTAACCCAGCAGGCCAGCGCCGGCCAGCATCATCACCAGGAAGGCGATGAGGGCCAGCTTGCCGACCAGGGTGTCACCGATATGTGGCTTCACCTGCTCGGCGGCAGCGATGATCGTCTGACCCGAGACGCCGGTCGCGGCAATGATCGTGCCGATCCCGGCGGGCGTCTTGGTGACCGCAGTCTCAGCCTCAGTGCCGCGACCGCCTTCTTCGCCTTCACGGACGCCGATGGCAACCGGCAGCTCGGAGACCTTGATCGGGAACTCCAGATCCTTGCGGGCCATCATGATGGCATAGTCGACCACGCCCTTGTCGGTCTCCTGGAAGCCCTCGTGGTTGCCGAAGACGCGACGGCCCCAGCCCTTGCCGAAGACGTCCCAGGTCTTCAGACCGCGCAGGAAGCGCAGGCGACGGTCGCAGTACTTCTGGATCAGGCCTTCCTCGTCCTCGGCCATGGCCTCACGGATCACGGCCAGGGTGCCGAGGCCGATCTGGCCATCCACCTTCAGACCCCTGCCCAGCGTGCGCTGGAGGTCCTTGGCGGCCCGGCCAGGTCCGCTGTTCACGGCGTAGTCGAACACGGCGTAGTCGAGACCAGCGGGGAGCTGGTCGCCCTTGACGGCGTCGAAGTACTGCTTCTGGTAGATCTCTTCCAGCTCGCGGGTCGTGATGTGCCGCACGCTGCGAGGCTCAAGTCCCTTCAGCTCGCGGTAGTGGTCGTAGACGCGCTGTGTCACGCCCTTCATCGTCGCACCACCCGGGTCGCGGGGGTGGTCCGAGAAGCCACCTTCATGGGCCAGGACGAGGGGAAGGATGTTTGCGAGCTTGCTCATGAGGGGGCCTCCAGGCGCTGGATCGTGCGCTGGTGTTGTTCCAAGGGTGAGGCAGATCGCCTGACCTGGAGGTTACGGTTCGCTGGGGTCTTACACTCCCAGCGATATGTTGAACACCTTGGCGATCCCGGCCAGGGTGAGGGCGACTACGACCGGGCCGCCGATGACGCCCAGGACCCACACGATCACGTCGTTACGGCCTTGGGTACGCGCGAGGCTGGCGGCCTGAGCGATCTGGTTGTTCTCCACCTCTTCGAGGCGATGCTTGAGGTCCTGTGCGGTGCCCTCGAAGTTCTGGACCCGGTGGCCGACGGCGGCGACCGCGTCGAGCTTGGCGTGCAGATGCTGGGCGTCTTCCCGTTGGCGGGTGTCCATTTGGTCCAGACGCTGGACGACCGGCGCGATCAACCGATCGATCAGCGGCAGGATAACATTCTGCATTTCGGTCGGTTCCACGCTACTGGTCCTTCGGCACTGTCAGCGAAGGGTCGAGATCGCCAAACAGCTCCCGGTAGCGGGTCTGGATGAACGTAAGAAGGACTTGGCTTCCGCTCTGCTGCTCGGACCGGGCGATAGCCGCCAACCTGTGACGGTCGGCTTCGTTACCCCAAGCCATGATTGCTTTATTGCGTGCCATTTCAGAGCCATGCCATAGATCGGGTGATAGTGCCCGCGTTGCGTGTTTAAAATGTCTACTGGATAACGGCAAAAGAAAAGGCCCGCCGAAGCGGGCCTCTCTTATTCCTTGATCGTGACCTGGGCGATGAGGCCATCTGCCTCACTGTCCCAGACCTGGCAGGTCGAGATGATGCGGTTGATGTAGGCCCCGGCGACGCTGGGAATGCCAGCCTCATCCAGCGGCTTCAGAGACGCCATCAGTGCCCTTAGACCAGTCTGGGTCTCCTCCAGCGCCTCCCGCTGCCGCTCGGCCACTTGGGCCGTCAGTTCCTTGAGTGTCGGCTTCGCGACCATGGGTATTCTCCTGGTGAGTGGTCAGAAATCTGGCCAGCTGGGTTTCAAGACGCAAGACCTGACGCTTGAGCGAGTTACGTTCAAGCTGGGCCGAGCTGCTCTCGTTCATATAGTTGATCGCGCGGTCCTGCCAGATCTTCATCTGATCGTTGGCCATGTCCAGTGCTTCCTGGAGATCGGCCATGGTGAGTTCGGGGGTGGGGTTTTCTTCGGTCATGAGGTTTCCTACTACTACAACCCCGCTACGTCTACCAGAAGCATCGTGGCTTTCGCCTGGCTGTAGTCGAGGCCGTTGGGGATCTGGCTGTTCTTGCGGGCGAAGGCGTTTCTCATCAGAGGTGGACCAAAGCCGGTGTTAGATGGTGCCTCCCACATTGGGATGCCCTCGACATAATGCCACTCCCCACCCTGGCTGATAAAGCTGAAGACAGAGGGCCAGGTTGCGCCGGTGCAGATGGCCCAGTCCCCATTCGGACCGGTCAGGGAGGGAGCCGAGATGATGTTCACGTCGTTGGCGACAGCCTCTAGCTTCATGGGCCGCTGTGCATCCGAGAAGACGAGGTTCCCGCTCGCGTCGTAGACTTCGAGCCCGGCTCCCGAGGATCGCACCGCGGCCCGACCGAACTGCCACCAGTCCACGATGGGGCCAGCCGTGGGGCTGTCCCCGATGAAGACCGGCAGGCCCGTGTTGGTATAGCCCACGCCGACGCGGCCACCACCCCGGGCTCGGAACGCAACCAGACCATCCCCGGCAAAGCTGGGGGCTCCTGTTCCGAGGGGGTTCACCCACGCATTCCCTGTCTGGCTTTGGACACTGCTGGCGACACCAGGGTCCATAATCCCTGCCGCGGTCATGCGGGTCGTGAGGGTCTGACTGCCCTTGGCAACGAACTGCAGGCACAAGTAGTCCTGATCCACCTGCACGGTGTTGCTGTCGTTGAAGACCTGGAAGCCAGCGGGCATCAGAAGGCTCCGTAGAAGACGCGGCAGACGACCCCGCCGGTCCACGAGATCGTGGTACCGCTGCGCGTGATGGTCGGGCGGGCGTAGTTATTGTCCGACGGGTTGAACGATGGAACGGTGAGAAGAAAGAAGGGATCGCCTTGAGCCAGAGAGGGCAGGATGATCGAGCCCGCTCCTGACGTTGTCAGGAAGGACCCATGCAGACGAGAGATGCGCGTGCCGGTGTCCAGGGTCAACTGCCCTGCTGCGTTCCATACCTGAAGTCCCTGGGGCATTACCAGATGCCCCAGCGGACCCGCAGGACGCCCGCGCCGTCATAGACCCGCCCACCGAACTGATCGATCTCGGTACGCTGACCAGTCGTGGCACTCTTGATCGAGACCGAGCCGTCGGTGGCCACGACGAACTTGCCGGAGCCGATGTTGATCGAGCCCGCCGTGATCGCACCCAGGTTCGAGTTGATCGCGGCCAGGTTGGCGACATTGATGTTCACCGCCGTGACCGAGCCGACGGCCAGCTGCGTGGCCGTGATCGTGCCCGCGACTAGTCGGTCGCCAGTGATCGTGCCCGCTGCGATATGGGTGGCGGTGATGGTGCCATCGACGATCAGCTCAGCGTTGACTGCCCGGCTGATGCGCGGGTTGGCAGCGAAGGCATAGCCCGCGTTGTTCAGGCTCGGCGAGCGTTGCAGCTCGACACCCCAACGGACATAGGCCGTGGCGGCCAGAGGCGTGATGACCGCCTGGACGACGCCGTTCTCCTGACTGGGGGCCGCAGTAGCCCGTCGGTCAGCACTAGTCCCAGCGTTCGAACCACGCAGGTACGCCGCCCCGGTGTTGTACTCGTAGATGTAGAACCGCATGATGCCGGTGAAGCCAGCGGTGTGCAGCCACGACGTGGAGAAGCGGAGAGGCTTGCCCGGTTCGACCGGGATCAGAGCCGTGGAGAAGGCCTGATCATATTGGGCAGCATGGGGCACGCCCGATGGAGCACCCGAGCGGATCTGCCGTTGGGCGCTCATCGCAGCGGCGGCCACGCTATCGGCAACGATGGTCCACGCCGGAGACCCGTTCAGGGTCCAGGACGACGGGTCCACGAACGTGCTGTCCGCGACCATGTTGGTCGTGTCGATCAAGGCCAGACGGCTGGCCGTGATCGAGCTGGCCGCGATCTGGACAGCCGTCAGGGTACCCGCCTGAATGCGGTCACCCGTGATCGACCCGGCCTGGATCTTGGTAGCGGTGATCGATCCATCGACGATCAGAGAGCCTGTCGCCCGCTCTTCCAGATAGACGTCGCTGACCCAAGCCTGGCCGGGGGCATCGGTCGCATTCGGATTGAAAACGACCATCCGATACCAGGAGGTGTTGGTGGGTACCGTGCCAACGCCCTCGTACTGGGTCGGAACGCCGCCATTAGGGGGAGCAGCGACCGCGATGCTGGACAAGAAAACGTCGGCAGCATCGTAAAAATCGAAGCGAACGATGATCTCGGTCGTCGTCGTTGAGTTCGCGATCTTCGCCCGAGCGCGGTGCTCCTTGCCAGCCGAGAGACTGTTGTACAGGTGGCGAGACGTAGCAACGGTATAGGCAGGCCGGACACCCCCACTCAGAACGATGCCGCTCCGCACGCCCATGAACGTCCAGATCGCGGCTGCAGGGTTCCTGTTGTACGCCCACCCTCCGAGGATCTGGAAGCTGTCGTCCTCATTGAACTGGGTGTCGGGCCACAGGCTCGGGCTGATGACCTGGAGCCGCGAGGTCGTGATCGAGTTGGCCGCGATCTGTAGGGCGGTGATCGTGGCCGCAGTCAGGCGGTCGCCCGTGATCGACCCGGCCTGGATCTGAAGCGCGGTGATCGTGCCCGCGGCCAGAGCAGCTGCGGTGATCGTGCCCGCCTGGATGCGGTCACCAGTGATCGATCCGGCAGCGATCTTCAGGGCGGTGATCGACCCATCGACGATCAGCTCGCCATTAGCCGCCCGGCGCATGATGGGCGAGCCGATATAACCGATGGAGGTCCCGCCGCCATAGCGATAGAAGACGATCTGAACCCGCCGAGCGTTGGCAGGGGCGACGACCTGTCCAGAGACCGTCTGGAAGTTGCCCGCCCCATTAACCGTGCCCAGCGCGGTGTTGGTGATGAAGGTTTCAACACCGGTGTCGCCGACCGAGAACCAGGAGAGGAGGACCTGCATGCCCCCCACGGGCGCGGTCCCCGCACCCAGTCCGATCAAGAAGCTCAGGAAATATGGCTTGCCGGCCTCGACCGAGAAGGTCTCGGTGTATGTCGAGCGGTCGGCGGCGTTGGCCAGGACCAGGGCGTAGTTTTCGGACGATATAGCCGCGCCGGTCTGGGTGAACCCTCCGAATGAACCGAACAAAGCTGCCGGGTCGATCAGCAGCGGGTCCGGGTACATGTTGGACGTGTCACCGATCCGCACCTTGGACGCGGTGATCGCGTCGGCAGCAATCAGCGCCGACGTGATGGTGCCCGCGAGGATGCGGTCGCCCGTGATGGAGCCAGCGGTGATGTCCGCACCGTCGGTGGCCTTGGACCAGTCGGCGGTGCCCGTCGTGGTCGCCGAGGTCCAGCGATAGAGCTTCTTGTCCGTGGTGAGCAGAACCTGACGGCCCAGGTAGTTGCCCGTCGAGGGAAGCGAGGTAACGACCTGCGGGGGGCGCAGGTCGTCGCTGAAGGCGGCATAGCCCAGCGAACCCGGAGCCAGGTCGGTACCGGCCACTGCCCGGGTCCATGCGCCACCAGCGTAGCGATAGAGCTTGCGATCAGCCGCGTTGGTGTTGGCCGCCATCCGGCCTTCAAAGTTGCCGGTGGTGGGCAGGCTCGGAGCATTGGCCGTAGCCGGAGAGGGCGCACCGTAGTCGGCGTATTCGATGGGGGCGATGCCCGGACCGAAGTCAGCCGTAGCCAGCCGCGAGGTCGTCGCGGACACGGCGGTGGTCTGAACGGACCGGTTGCCAGAGCTGTCGACCGACACCAGCCAGATGTAGCGCAGGGTGTTGGGGGCCAGGCCGGAGCGGACGTAGGTGCCGACCACGCCTGGGCTCACGTCCACAGTGCCGATCTTGGTCGCCGAGCCGAAGACGTTGGCGGTGTGCTCCCAGACCTCGACGGACTTCAGGTCGATGGCGGTGGCATTGATCCAGCTCAGGCCCCAGGAGCCGAACAAACCCGTGGCCGTCACACCCGTCGGTGGGTTCGGCGCGACCAGGTCCTTGGCCGAGGTGCCCGACACGGGCGTGGAATAGCCGGACTTGCCGCCGAGGCGGTTCACGGACCGGATGCGACCACTGAAGCCGGTGTTGGCCTTGATAATGATCTCGGCCCGGTTCGTCGGGTACGGGATCACCTGCGCGGTGCCACCAGCTTCGGTGAACTCCAGCTCGTAGCCGTAGATGTCGATCTCGGTGTTGGCCGTCCAGGTGAAGACCACCTTGGTCACGGCCTGGCCGGTCACGGTATCGAACGTCGGGGCCGGGGTGCTGACGGCCAGGCCAATAGGGGTCGACGGTGCGGGGCTGTCGATGTCGGGTCCGGTGATCTGGTTTCGCGAGACCTCGTAAGTCGCCGACCAGTTCAGACCGGTCTCGCTCCAGACGTCGTAGTAGGCGGCGCGCACGAAGCGCGGCTCATAGTCCGGCAGCGGGACGAAGAAGTCGCTCTGGTTGCCCTTCTTCGTCTCGGCGAAGGGATCACCCGCGGGGCCATACTGGATAACCGCACCGGCCACGTCGCGGTCGGCGACCGGAGCCAGGGTGATGTTGACGCCACCGATGCTCTCCTCGACGGTGATCGCGGGGATCGCCGGGGCGGGGTTCGTGACCGTCAGCAGCGTCGGAGCCGAGGTGGTGGTGTCCTGATCGACGGCGGCCAGCATGAACGTCAGCGAGCGGCGCGGGACGCCTCCGGCATCGGCGATGTGGTCCACGATGTCATAGCGCCACTCCAGGGCCTGACCCACGTTGGTGAAGCGCAGCAGCTCGCTCGTAACGCCGTCCAGGACGGTGACGGTGTAGTGGGAGAAGTTCGGGTTGGGCGCGATGGCGTCCCAAGCGACCTTCGGGCTCATATCGTCGAAGGTCGTGGCCGTCAGGCCGCCGACCAGGTGCAGGTTCTCGACCGGGAAGACCGGGCGGCTCTCGCCGGTCACGTTCAGGACGAGCGAGAGCGGGCGGCTCTCGCGGCCACGGATGTCCACGGCGATGATCGTGAAGGTGTGAACGCCGACCGTGCCGTCGACCTCAATGTTGAGGCCAGTCGGTTCGAAGACGTTGGCCGGCACCCCGTCGATGGCGTGATAGACCTTGTAGCGACGGACCCACTGCGACAGGGACCGCTCCCAGGACAGCTGCAGGATGCGGACGCTGCTGACACCCTTCTGACGCACCACCACTTCCAGGCGCGGGTCCTGGGGTGGCGAGACCTCGCCAACGGAGAAAGTGGAGTAGGTGATCTCGCCCTGGTCTTCACCAGTGTCGATGTACGCCCACTTGTTCCGGTTCAGCTCCAGTGCGTTGATGATGATGTTGTCACCGGTGCCGCTGTCGTCCTGGATCTTGGTGATCCGGTAGGGCTTGGGGAAGCCCAGGACGGCAGGAGCCTCGATGATGAAGGCTGCATACTCGGGCAGGTCCGGCAGGTCGGCGTCGAAGGTCAGCGCCAGCTGGTCGTTGCCAGGGGCGTTGGTGATGCGCCGACGCTCGATACGGAACGGCTCCGACGAAGTCTCGGGATAGTCCGGGTTCACGATGTCGAACGAGGCGAAGTACTCGACGCTCGGCTCGAAGGCGACCGGGTCGCGCAGGGAGACCGACCGCGCACCAGTCACGGCCCGGATGCGGCCCGTCATGCCTCGACCCATGTCGGGGTCGCCGACCAGGATCACGTTCCACTCGGCGAGGAACTTGCCCTTCCGGTTGGTCGGGAAGCTGACCATCTCCTTCTCGGTCAGGCCACCGATCAGGCGACGGCGTGCGCGAGCCAGGGCCTCGTCGGTGTCGATACAGCCGACGGCGACGAAGTTCTCGGGAATGCGGCCAAAGATGGCGATGTCAGCGTCGTTGCGGACGATCCGCTTGTCGTTCTGCCAGTTGAGGTTCGGGCTGACGAACTCGACAGTGATCTCGTTGGCGCGGGTCAGACGGTCGGTATAGCTGTAGCTGAAGCCCTCCTCGCCCACGTTCTCAATCGTGAACAGGGCGATGGCCGGGTCGTCCTTGTCGATGATGACCTCGACCACGCCGTTGCCGTCGTCGACATAGCGAGCGCCAGCAGTACCCGCGATGTACTGGGCCATCTCCTTGGCGTCGCGCGGCTCCTGGACGTAGTCGTTATAGGTCCAGCGCGGGCGCAGGGAGCCGTCGGGGCGCAGCACCATGACGTCGCAGTGCTGAGCCCACTCGTAGATCTTCCACTTGTTGACGACGTGGGGGAAGACCGAAGACAGGCCGTAGCGGGTGTTCTCGACGAAGTCCTGGAAGATCCAGGCGTTGTTGTCGGTCCACGCGATCTTGTAGGTGCCGTCCCAGACCCCGGTGTAGACGCGCGTGGCGGGATCGTAGTTGGTCGGAACCTTGACGATCCGGCCCAGCCAGTCGCCGTTCCACTGGGGCAGCGAGGTGAACTGATCCGAGGCACGACCGATGACGCGGGCCATGGCCACGCCCTCGAAGGCCATGGGGTTGCGGTTGATTTCCTGGACACTCTCCCAGCTGACCTCGGAAAAGTTCTCGGTGCCGCTGTCGTCCGACAGCTTCGTGACCCGGTACTCCCACATGTCGTCGGGACCGGCGTCCGGCAGGAAGACGCGCAGGTCCTTCGGCGTCGGCGAGGACACCTTCTCGTCGATGGTCCAGATGCCGTTCACGGCGGTTGGTGGATTACGGGCCTGATACTCGCTGGGCTTGACCCAGGCGACGCCGTTCCAGACGCGGATGATGATCAGGATCTGCCACAGGTCGCCGGGGCGAGCGCCGGTCGGGGCGGTCGTGCCCCCATAGAGCCGACGTCCGTCGTTCAAAACACGGAAGTTGCCGCTGACGGGTGCCGGGTCGGGCGTCCAGGTCCCGTCATCCGAGTTCCAGTGGTAGACGTCGTCATTGGCGACGGCCACCGCGGGCAGATCGGGGTTCGCGGGCGGCGCGGTGGGCGGGGCCTCCAGAGCCTCGGCCTGGATGTCACCCTCGAAGGTCAGGATGTCATTGGCCCGACCGAACGAGCGCCAGCTCTCGTGATCTCCGTTGTCGATGGGGTCCGAGCGGAACTCGGCGACGACGACGCCACCACCGCCACCGCCGACACCACCCGTGCCACCGCCACCCGTGCCACCGCCGCCGCCGGAGCCACCCCCGCCGGGGGTGCCGACGTCAGGGACGTTGCCGGGGGACGAGAGCCAGGCGGGTTGCCAGGCTGCGTCCGTCGTCTTCTTGATCTCGAACTTCAGCGACAGGGTGTTCGTGAACGTCCCCTTGTCGGTGGACTTGAGCAGCTGACCGACCACCACGCGGAAGTCGATTGCGTTGATGCCGGCCACCGAGCCAGAGCGCACGACGGGGATGTTCTTGGCGAGCGTGACGCCGATGTTCAGCGGGCTGGAGAAGCCCCCCAGTTCGAGCGTGATGACGTGGCCCAGCTCACTGCCGGGGTAGACGTCCAGTTCGAAGTTCTGGAAGTTGGCTTCACCACTGGCGTTCTCGAACGGGGTGTCATCCGCACGGAAGGACTTGGCACCATCGGCCAGGCCCTTGATGGGGCCTTCCGAGATCCCGAGCAGGACCTCGACGGTGTCGGTGCTGGTGAGCGTATCGGGGGTGCGGGTGGCCGACTTGGAGCCACCGCCCTTTGCGAACTTGAGCATCAGATCCCCGTGTCCGTAGCGTCGATGTTCAGGGACAGGATGTGGCCGCCCACGCGGTATCGGCCATAGAGCAGCGGGATCGGCGTGCCGATGGCCACCGTGTTCTGGCTACTGGGCAGGTACTTGGATCGCTGCTCACTCTCGTTGCCGGAGTTAAGCTGCGGCACCGGCGACAGCATCTGCATGACGCCCCCGATGATCATCGTGATACCGGTGCTCATCAGCATGGGTGTCCAGGGACCAGCGGGCAGCAGGAAGGAGGCCACGACCAGCACGGTGCCGATGATGGTCTGGATCAGGCCACCCTCCTTGCCGAAAGCCAGTGCGGGGAAGATGTGAATGTCGACGGTCTGGGTGTCCCGACGCTTCAGGTCCTCGAAGGTCGAGAAGCCCGCCACCTGGACGCGCTGATGACCGTCCAGCCCCGGAGCGAAGCCCCGGACCTGGAGCGACACAGCCTCGATCACCTCCCAGATGGTGGAAGCGATGATCTCGATAGGGCCGTCGTGATAGGCGGCGAACTTGCCGTGGAGATGCACAACTCTACGCATTCACAACCGCCCCGTTCTTCACGCCGTACCAGCGTGGTCCGTCGGTGCCGACGATGACGTGCAGGAGCGCGGGCCAGCTCGTGAAGGTGTCGTTGTCACCGACCGACAGGTTCGAGGTCGCGCCAGGGTGGGTGTGCCAGGTGGCCACGGCGTCGCTCAGGAGCGCCAGCTGGTCCGGCTGCATGTCGAGGATCGCGCCCTCGTTGGGGGTCGTGGAGCGGTTCTCCAGCTCCATCAGGGAGCCGTCCTTCATCACGAAGCCGCCACGCTCAGGCGTGTCCGGCTCCCCCAGCTTCTCCAGCAGGAGGGCGTTTAGCGGCTTCGAGTTCTTCCAATCGACGTCGGACATGTGGCGGAAGAACTTCCCTTACATCCAGCAGATGCTTCTCGGGCGTCAGCTTGGCGACCTCGCGGTGCCGGTAGACGCCAATGGTGGTGTTCCTGAACAGGCCGCCGTAGGGCGTGATCGCGGATCGTTGGCCCACCAGATGATGCAAAATCTCCCCGCTGTCGAGGACCAATGCTGCGTGATTTCCAGTAGATGACTGGATCGCGCAAATGATGATGTCGCCCTGGCGATAGTCTCGTGGGTGGCAGTTCAAGATTTCGAAGCCCTCGACCGACGCCAGCTTGGCGTAGAGGTCCAGTTCGGACTTCCACCAGTTGGTCGGGCAGGCGTAATCCGTCAGCTCGATGCCATAGTTGTCGAAGTAGAACTGACGAATGATCGTGTAACAGTTCTGCTTCTCGATGTCGAAGTCGAGACCCAGCAAGTGGTTGATTTTCAAAGCCATTCTGGAACCCAGGTGTTGCCCTTCCGGCGGTTATCTTCGACTGTCAGATATTGAAGATTGGCCAAGCAGTGCAGGCCGCAGACCAAAGGGTGGTGGAGTGGGATCTCATGATCCGCTTCATGACCCTCTGGGCGATTTCTATAAAAGTCGTCAATCCCTGAACGCTCATGCTCCCAAGACGCCTGCTTCAGACGACCCTCTCGACGATACCACCGCTCCAGATATTTGGCTGGGTTCGCAGCATAGCGCCGTCGCTGGTTCGCCCTCTGGCTTTCCTTGTAGATCCGTTTGTTGACCCCGGCTCTCAGAGCAGCAAGCTCGGGGAACTTCTCTCTAAAGGCCTGACGCCGTTGTATCTCTAGGGAGGGCACTACTAGATTACTACGAAAGGAAAATCGGGAGGGCTGAACGTGCGCCGTGGGGTCTTCCAGGCGGGCATATCGGTCGTGGACCGCAGCTCCAGCTGAAGGGTCTGGCTGGTCACGGCGGCGACGCGACCCACGATCCAGACCCGTTGCTCGAACTGGTTGACGTCGCCGACGAAGTGCTGCTGCAGCACCCGCCGGCGGACCACCTCGGCCAGGTCGAAGTAGCCCTCAGCGGCGAAAGGTCCGAAGATCTTCTCCGGGTTGATGACCATCAGGTTCGGACGGCTGTTCTGGCCCTCGCTGCTGGTGCCCTCACCCTGGAGCTGGCTGGCCAGTCCTTCGTATGTGTCGCCCTGCCAGTCGCGCGTGACGCCGTTCCAGAAGCGGAAGATGGTCGGCGTGCCCCGGAGACGGATCTCGAAGAGATCGATCTTGGCGTCGCTCTCCAGCTTGAGGGCGTCTTCTAGGTGGGAGACGGGTGCGTTGATGCTCACAGCGGCTGCTCGACCAGGACCAGGCTGAAGCCCTCGGTCGCACCACTACCACCCTCCAGGCCGCGGGGCATCTCGAAAGGCGCGTCGGCGGCGAACTTGCAGATGATCGTGCCGTAGACCGGGTGGGCGTACAGGAACTTCTTGTGGCTGCGGTGCAGGGCGTAGAACTCGTCCATGGCCAGGGCGTTGTTCTCGACGTCGATGGTGGCATCGAACACCCCGGCACCGTTCCGATACCAGATCAGCAGGTTGAACGAGAGCGTGAACCGACGCTGCAGGGGGTCCTGCGGTGCGGCGGAATGCTCATAGCCCTTACCGAAACGGAAGCTGTCCCCCTTCGGATAGACGTGGGTGGGGACGTGGTTCACGAAGGGGAAGGTCTCCATTAGAGACCTCCCACCGCGATGGCCTTGATCAGCTGCTTCGTCTGCCCGCCGGTCATCATATCCTCGGTCATGATCGCCACGACATCCTTCTTGCCCATCGCAGGGCGCTTCTCGGGTGCCACGACCCAGACATTGACCTCGTCCGGCTGACGCGCGGAGAGCGCGTCGGCCATGCTGGGCATCTTGCTGACCCGGCTATTGGCACGGGCATTCATGGCCAGCAAGTTCTCTTCGCCGACCATGTCCACGGCAGACTTCGACATCATCACCTCGCCCGGCATGGCGTTGATCAGGACGCTGTCGCGCGAGCTGTCGGTGCCGGGGATGCGGCCACCGCCGGCCATGCGGATCGGGCCGCCGTGCCAGGCCTTCTTGCCGGGCGTGGGGAGATAGTCGGCGAGGAAGGCGAAGTTGCCCTCGCTCCCACCCGTCTGCTGCATCACGAACTTCATGATCCAGATCAGGGCCTGCTTGGTCATGATCTCGGCGGCCATGTCCAGCAGGCTCTGCAGGATGGTCATGGTGAAGTCCTTGAAGGCTCCACCCATCGTCTTCGTCCCCGTGGCCACGTCCATGACCATGGTCTTGAAGCCGTCCTTGGTGGCGTTCAGGGCATTGAGCATGCCGTCCGACATGTCCTCGAAGACACCCTTCGTCAGGCCCGCCTGATCGGCGAACACAGCCATCGCACCCTGCCAGGCCTGGGTGAAGCTGGTGAACTGCGGGGCCTCCCCGGCCATGGCCTCGAAGGCGTTCTGCGCCCGCTCCATAGCGTCGGCCATGTCCTGGACGTTGGCATTAGCCACGGCCAGCCGCTCGTCCAGGGCGGTGCGCCCCTCCTCGCTGGTGGTGGCAGCACGCTCCTCCTCCAGTCGGCGCTGCTCGGCGACGGCCCGGTCGTAGTTGCCCTGGGCCTCATAGACATCGACGCCGCCCGAGCGGATGCCGCGCTCCTCGCCCCGGCGACCAGCCAGGGCGCGCTGGACGTTGCCGATCCGACGCGAGCCATTGGCGTTGTCGATGCGGCTGTCCATCGCGCTTTCGCGCTCGATGCCCAGACGGAGCCGATCTACCTCGTTGGCCGCGCGCTCGGCCTCACCCTCGAAGAAGGCGTCGATGGCGGCCAGGGTGCTGTCGACGATCTTCTGGGCGAAGTTGTCCTGGATCTCGCGGCGGGCATCGCCAGCCTCTGCCGAGATCGACGGATCGACGCCCGGGTCCTTAGCACGGAACTCGGCATCAGACGCCTCAAGGGCTGCTTCGACGGCGACGTTGTAACCCGCCTGGATCTCGGCGATGGCCTCGTCCAGATCCTTGCCGCCGACGCGCAGGGTCGATTGCATCTGGGCCGCATAGCCGTCGGCGGACCGCTCACTGGCGTCAGCCAGCAGCTGCTTCATCTTCGTCGCGTTACCGGTCAGGACGTCGTTGAAATACTCCTGCGCGGTGACCTCGAAGTCAGCCAGGCGCTCCTGCATCTCGGCATCCGAGATGTTGGCGGCACGGCCTTCAGCAGTGATCTGCTGGATGTTGGTCGTCTTCCACTCGTCCAGCAGGCCCTGCAGCTCGCTCTGATCGATCTCCGTGACAGAGCCGGACCCGGCCAGGCGGTTCCCGGCGGCCAGACGGCGGTCCCAGTGGCCCAGTTCGCTCAGTGGGCCATTGGCCCCGACGGGGCGCTCATACTTGCGGGCGAACTGCTCAGCAGCCCCGGCGACGGTGTCCTGACCACGCACGGCGTCCAGGTCGCCCCGCTCCTGGGCCTCCTTCCACAGGAACTCCATCTGAGTGTCGAAGTCCGACGCCTCAGTGCCACGTCCGCGGGCGAAGCTGCGCAGCGCATCCTGTCGATCAAAGCGCCACTGGCCCAGGCCATAGGCCGAGCCGTTGTCACCCAGCGCCTGGGTGTTCATGTTGCTCTCGACGACCAGGTTGCCGACGATGCCCGCCGCCTGGTTGGCGGTCAGGCCCTTCTGCATCAGGAACTGCATCGCCCGCTGTTCATCGGGCGACCCAGCGGTTCCCGCCGTCGGGCGGGTGTTGATAGTAGTCGCCTCGATCCGACCCTCGATGGTCTTGACCTGACGCTTGAGCGTGTTCGACCGGTCGCGGTTGGCGCGCTGCTCCGACGTCTCCTGCGTTCGGTTCATGTCCGCGCCACCACGGCCAACCTCGTCCTGGAGCATGCTCTCCAGAGTGATGGCGTCCAGGTCCGGGTTGTCGAGGGCGAGGCGACGACGGGTGACATCGGTCAGCTGGGTCTGAAGCCCCTGACGGGTGCTGTCACGGCGGCCAGGGTCGGAGATCGAACCAGCGTCGGCAATCTGCGCCTTGAGCATCCGCTCGCGCGAGCGGATAGCCGCGGGGGTGTCGAGGGCATCGTCGTCACCCGCCAGCAGGCTGGTGCGACCGTAGCCGGGGGACTGGCGGCGCATCTGAGCGATCAGCAGATCTCGGACGCTGGTGCCAGACAGGCGGGCACGCTCGGACAGCCCCTGCGCGATGGAGGGATCGTTCCGCAGCATCTGGTCAGCCAGGTTGCCCAGGAAGACGTCGTTCTGCTGGGACAGGGCCTGGTTTCGGCGCTGCTCGGTGGCGGCCAGTCCGACGCGGGCGGCGGGGTCGTCGGTGCGGGCGATACCCTGCTGGCGCTCAGCAGTGTCCCGCTGCTGGCGGTTGCCATAGACCTGGGCGGCCTGCATTTGAGGCGACGCACCGACCCGCAGCGTGGAGATGTCCCGGTCCAGACGCTCGATCTGGCCGTTGACTTGGAAGAGCGAGTTGATGGTCTCGCCGTTCAGCTGGTTCAGAAGCTCCTGCGCACCCCGACGAGGTGTGGCGGCCATCCGGGGCAGTTGTGCCCGGATCATGCCAGACAGGCGGTCACGCTCAAACTGGGTGAGCGGACCACGCTGCATCTTGTCGAGAAGACCCCGCATCGCAGGCGTAATCGACTGCTCCATCGAGCCTTGGCCCAGCTGCTCGTAACGGGCGACGCTGCTCTGCCACAGGATGTTCTTGCGGCGGGCTTCAGCCCACGGACGTTCACCCGCGAGGGTGTCGCGCTCGCCGATCTTGGCTTCCTTCTCCAGTTCCTTCTGGTTCAGGGCCGCAGTAGCCTGCTCGTTCGACAGGGTGGCCAGCTTCTCGATCAGCTGGTCCACGGTCGTGATGTTGCCTTCCAGAACCAGGCCCCATTCAGCGAACTTGGCAGCGGCGGTCTCGGCCATCTGACCGGCAAAGGCGCTCTCACTGGCCAGGGAGTTGGATCGCGCGGCGACCATCTCCATGAAGGTGCCCAGCTCCTCGACCCGGTCGCCGAACTTCTGGCTCTCAGCGGCGGCGGCATTGGCCTTCGTGCGCCACTCATCCAGCTTCTCGGCGGACCGGGCGGCGGCGGCCTCGTGCAGAGTGAAGATCGTCACCAACGCGGTCATGGCGACCGTGATCAGGCCCAGTGGCGAGGCCAGCAGGGCGAGCGTGAGGGCCTTGATGCTCTGCGTTGCCAGACCGGCCACGGCGCTGAAGCCCCCGACCTGGAAGTTCAGGGCGACCATGCCGACCTGGGCGCGCAGGAGCGCGGGTGTGAGGCCTACGAAGCCAGCGGCCATGGTCAGCAGCCACTTGCCGACGCCCAGCGCGATCATGAAGGCCAGTGCGGTCGTGACGACCTGGATGATCGGTCCTGCCCCGGCCATGGCCGACATCATGCTGGCAAGGGCACCGATGGCCCCTTGCAGGAACGCCAGCAGAGGAGCGCCGGCCACGGTGGTCAGCTCGGTCAGGGCGTTGCCCATCCGGGTGGCCTGGGCCTGCACGGTCTCCATCTGCGTGCCCGCCGCATCAGTCGCGGCGGTGGTGTTCTGCATGTCCTGCTCAAGCTCGGTCATGACGTCGATGTTGTTCGACAGGGCCGAGAAGGCCGAGGCAGCCCGGATCTCGAACATGTTCATCGCCGTGCCGCTGTCGAAGCTCTTGGCGGTCAGGTTGTTCAGCGCACCGGCCAGGCCTTGCGTGCGAATGTCCACGTCGTCAGCGGTCAGGCCAACGCTGCGCAGCCACTCGATGAACTTGTCGTTCGGGTTCTCCAGCTCCTGGACCAGTGCGCGCAGGCCGGTGCCGAGGGTGGAGCCGGAGCGGATGCCCGCGTTGGACATGGCACCCAGGGCAGCGGTCAGCTCTTCGAACTGGACGCCACCGTCGGCGGCGACGTTACCGGCGTACTGGAGACCCAGGCTCAGCTGCTGGAACGACAGCTTCGACCCGTTCAGGGCTTCGGCCAGCTGGTTCGAGACGGTGACCGTGCGGTCGATGGACATATCGTAGATCGACAGGACCGAGGTGACGGTCGAAACGGTGTCGGCCAGGTCTCCACCTGCCGCCGTGGCCAGGTTGGCGATAGCAGGCAGGGCTTCCTTGATCTGGGCAGCACTGTAGCCCGCCTGACCCATGACGGTGGCGGCCTCGGCGATCTGGGTCGTCGAGTACTTGGTCGTCTGACCGACGGCGAAGATGGTGCCCTGTAGGCTCTTCATCTCGCTGTCCGTGGACTTCGTGATGGCCTGCAGGTTCTTCAGCTCGGTCTGGAGCTGAACGGTCGAGCGGCCAGCGTACATCGCGGTGCCCATGACGGCACCGACGGCGGCGAAGTCGCCGACGAACTGGAAGCGGGAGGCCAGTCGGTTGGCCCCGCCGTTGTAGTTCATGAACGCATCACGCTGCTGATAGGCGCGGCCAGCGCGCTGCTCGTCCGTCATCGGGACGCGCGGTGCGGCGGGTGGCCGGCGGGTCAGGTCACGAGCGGAGCGACGCGCCTCGGCGTCCTCGTACATCTCCAGCAGCTGCTGCTCGTTGAAGCCCGTCATGCCCCGACGACCAGCGTAGTCGCGCATACGACCGACGCTCTCACCCGCCATGGCGCGACGCTGTTCGGGGGTGGCCCCCGTCATCACGCCGTTCATGTCCCGACGGAACAGCCGGGTCATCTCGCGCTGGTGTTCCCGGGCCAGACGCTGCTCGCTGGTCATGGTCTCGCGGGTGATGCGCAGCTGTTCGCGCTGGCGCTTCTCCTGCTCCATGCCCGCCATGCGGGTCCAGTCCTTCTCGAAGCTGTGGACCTCGCTCAGGGTCCGCTTCTGCCAGGTGCGGTAGGCCTCGGTGCCGCGCTCGGGCATGTCGCCGATTGTGGCCAGGGCCTGCCGGTAGGCCTGGCTGGTGCGCAGCGCAGTGGCTCCATCCGGCAGGGCCTCGCGGACGCGGCGATAGATCTCGGCACGGGCGGCCAGGACCTTGTTCAGCTCTCCCTCGACCTTCAGGTTCTGGAGGGCTGGGTCGGTGCGGATGTTGGCCATCACGCCGCTCATGGCGGCGTTGTTGGCGGACGTGCTGCCGCCGCCACCCGCGATCTGCCGGTTCAGACGCCCGACCTGGGCGGCCTGAAGCGGCAGACGTTGGATGTCCTGAAGCTGCCGGGTCAGGTCCGACAGTTGTCGATTGAGCTGACCCGACTGCCCCGTAAACAGGGATCGCGTCTGGCTTTCGAGCTGGTTGACGAGACCCAGCAGGTCACGCAGGGCCTGAGCTGCACCCGCCGCGCCGGTCTTAACCTGCGAGGCGTCCAGCTCGGCCTGAATGCCAACCTTCTGAGGACCATCAACCATCTAACTACCGTCCGCTCAACGCCCTGCTCAACACAGCCTCTAGTTCCTCTGCCGTCTTGGGCGCGGTACGCGGATCAGCCTTGGGAGGCGGCGTCCATCCGTCCTGCGACTTCCCACCACCAAGGGCGCGGGAGATCACAATGACCAGGGTCTCGTGGGCCTGTTGAACATCGGCCAACTTCTCCCCGGTCTTGAGCCGGATCTTCGTCTTCAGATCGTTGTAGCTTACCTCAGAGTAGAGTTCGTAGAGCTGGCTGGGTACTAGTCCGAAGGCCCAGCAGCAGCTGTCAAGGAAGCCGATGCTCCCGAGCCAACTGCTGACGACGCTAGGGCCTTCGCTGTCGGTTCCAGGGTTGCGGCGCGCTGGGCCATCTCCTGGAACCGCTTCATGAAAAAATGCGTCAGGTGGTCCTGGACCCAGTTGATGACCCGGTCGACGTCTTCACCGTCGATCAGCTCTTCATCAAGTTCCGTGTTGATCATCTGGCCGGGGCCACCCTTCTCCGCGAGAAGGATCTTGAGGACGTTTTCACACAGGTCGGGATCGACCCGCATGTTGATCACCTGCGACGGGCCTTCGATGAACCGCAGCAGGCTGTTCTGGCGAAGGAAGCTGAAGAACAGCACCTTCTCTGGACGCTTGCCCTCGGCGTCCGGCATTCCATAACCAATAGTCAGACGGTCATCCGCCTTCGGAGGCAATGTGCCCTTCGTCTCCGCTTCCATGTTCGCTCCTTGATGCAAAACTGCGCGCCCACTGGTAGTGGGCGCGCAGCTCTAGCTCAAGCACTGG